CTATTCCGGTCGGGCGGGTCGTTGGGCTGAGTCGGGAAAGCCCTCAGCACCCTCTTTCCAGGCGCGAACTTTGGTGCGATACGAAAGCCACTGCGATCGAGTGCCCGGAAGCGCACCGGCGGCCTCTCCTGTAGCCTCGCTCTCTTCCAAGGCCATCAGCTGATTGGCTATCGATCCAATCTCCTGTTCGCGCCATGCGTTCTCGGCAACCATCAATAGCGCCTGCTCTTCAGCGGCCGCGAGCCTTTCGTAGAACCACTGTGGTATTTCGCTAACCAGTGTTTCGCCTTCCGAAAGCTCGCTTTCCTGAAAGTCATCACTTACTGAGTTCCATCCTGTAGCGTTGATTACATAGGGCATTATCTGTCGTTCCCGTATCCGTAAACGTCGAGGGTCAGCGAACCACCAGAGACCCATCTGCTGATTTGCTGCGTTGGGCTGGTTGCGAGCCGGAGGGCTGACCGGGTTGAGGATGTTGCACCTGATGCGACCTGCAGCACTTTGGGCTGACGCTCGGGCGTACTGAAGTACATATCGTAAGCAGATGCGCCGGCGTTCGCCGTGGCGATACTCAACGCGATTTGAGTTGTAATCGGCACGGCTGGCGACAGGTCAGAAGTTGTGGGAGTGCTCGCCGGGGCTTGTAAAACAACACGAAACGGCGGATCGCTGAACGTCTCCATAAATTGGATGGTGTCCCCCATCCACAGGAAAGCAAAAAGACCAGAAGATCCAGTCTTCAAGGCGCAGATAAATCGCCGACTGGTGTTTGCTGTCTTTGTGCGCGCTGTCCCGCTATACGGTGCGGCAGGGGCTGTGGTCACCAGTTCAACGGCCGTTACGCCGGCGTTGTCGTATAGGTAAAGGTAGTACCAGGCGTTAGCGGTCAATGACAGGCCCGAAAGCGTCAAGGGCGATGCTGCGACCAGAGGCTTTTGCGCGCCCGGGATGTAAGCGGTACCGGGCGAAACAGTGATCGATGTCGCCGAATTCCACTGAGGGATCAAGCCCTCAATGTAACCAGCCGATACACCGCCCTGAGCGGCAGTGACAGCTTTCGTCAGGCCGTTCAGCTCTGTGATATCAGTGTTCGCCCCGGCAGCAGCCTTCCCGGCTTGAAGTTTTCCTAACGCCGCCAGAATCGTGTCAGTCGAAACGACCGGTGTTTTCACTGTCAGGTCAAGTCCGGTCAGCGTGATGCCGCGAACAGTAGCTGGTGTCGCATATTTATTGGTTTGACCTTCAGGCAGCCCATCGGCAGTCGCGAGGTTGAGCGCCTGCCTTACTCCAGTCTGCGTGGGCGTCTCGCCAAGCACAGCCAATACGCCGCCGAATTGATTGACTAGCGCTCGAAGCGCGTCTGCCGAATCCTTGACGTAACCCTGCATCGGCGCCAGAGCGTAAACACCAGACACGTTGGTCGAGCCTTGATAGTTCGGCGAGATCGACATCGCCGTATCGCTCGCGATGTTCGTCACCTCGTACCAGCCGCCGTCCGGACCGCGAAAAGCATCGCCAACACGGCTGTTGGCAATAAACGCGGTGCCTGCGCCGATCACCGCGTTGGAATTTTGGACGACAGAAACCGTTCCCGTTTTGTACCAGGGCATGGAGATATCCTATAAATGGGTTATGCGGCTTGTTTGGCGAACACTGCCGGCAGGAAGAAAGCGAAAGGGTTCGATGCGGCAACGGTGATGGCGTAGAGCGTGCTGTTGGGGAAATCCCACCAGCAGTAAAGCTCGCGCGGAATCCCACTCCCCGAAGTCATTGGCATGCCGAAAGTGTTCAACAGCATGAATTCGTTCTCTGGAAAGTTGAACGGGACGCTGTAGAAAATGCGTGTCAGCCCCTGCTGGCTGGTGTCGTAGCGGACGTAGTTCCAGTTCTGAAATGCTCGGGTGAATGTTGCGTTTGGGGTACCAGAGTCAAACAGCAACTTACCTGCGCCGTCCCACAATCGCATGCCGTACTGCGCGACTGGCTGGGCACCAAACGCAGCTACAAAATAGCGTCCATTCAGCCCGGCAGCGTTTACGTCGTATGCCCTGACATAAAAGCCAGTCCAGTTACCTGCTGAGCCAAGAACCCTCATTCGGCAAAGCCCGGCTATACCGTTGATCGTATCGGGCCGGACAAATACAAGTGGAGGCTCCTCAGAAGTAACCGGCCGAGCGAAGGTAGTGACCGAGCCGAGCCCCGCCTCCTGTGTTGGTGCATACCGCCCTGACGCAATTACCATCAGCCGCGAGAACTCTGAATCCAAAGTCACGACGTTGTTGTTGTTCGTGAACTGAACGCCATAACTCATCAGCTCCACCTCATCACGATCAGGCGCATGGTTCCAGAAGACGTGGTGCTCGCTGCGTACGTCCGGGTGTAGTTGTAGACGCGGACAACTCCGTCGAGCATCTCGGTTTCGAACTGCATTTGAGACTCCGGGTAGGCTCCAATGGGGACCACGATTGCCGTTCCGTTACCAGGGCCTACGCCGGGGAGGGCGAAATCCTGCGTTCCTTTGCTGGCACCAAGCGCGAAGGTCACTTGCACCGAGAGCACGACTCGAATCGTGAATGAGTTCTCATCCAGCTGGAGCGCCCCATCGGCGCCCCATATCCTCATGCCGTAACTCATGCGTTGAGATTCCCCCACTGGTAGCGCTTCACGCCGTTCTCATCGAACACCTTACCGCCGTTGTTGTTAATGACCTGGCGAGCCCCTCCGCCCAGCGGGCTGTTCAACTCGAAGTTGCCAGCCTTGTCGATGCGCCAGCCTTGAACCCCGGCGATGTAGTTGTCCGACTGGATGAAGAAACCGATCTTGGCGTTTCCGATAGATGCGTCCTGAATGAACGCCGAGTTCATGAACACCTGCCCGCCCTGCACTGCGAACGGCACTGAGATGGCGCCGCCGGCAATCGTGTTGACGATGGCGAAGCGGTCGGCGCTTACAAGGAACTGGCTCTGCAAGCCGGCACCGGTATTCTCGATGCCGAGACCGATGCCGGCCGCGACGTATTGCCCATTTGCCGTGACCTGCATTTTCACCGACCACATGGTGGAGAGCTTGCCGGTGGTGTCGGCGTAGGCAGTTGACGTTTCCTGAATGGCGGCGCTGTTCTCGCCAACCTTGACGCTTACTTGAGTGATAGCCTGCGCGGTTGCTTCCTTGTCAGTGGCGACAACCTGCCGAAGGTCCGTAACATTCGCCGCGCTTTCTGCCACCGTCGCATCGAGGGTCGTCAGCTTCTGCGCGGTGGCAAGGTTTTCGGAAGACCTAACTCGATCTTCATTCGCAATCGACGCGGTACTGCTCCAGCCTTTCAGTGCATCATCCAAATCTCCCTCGCCGTCGTCATCGCGGAAGGATGCGCGCAAGGCCTGGAACGCTGTCGCTTGAGCAGTAACCTCTCCATCAAGTTCGACTATCTCGGCGGTGTTGGTCGCCACCTGTTGAGCAAGACCATTGGCGGTCTCGACCGTCTGCCCAACGTCGAGCCAGTAGAGCGGGTTCGGCGGTGGCATGTTGAGCGGTACCGGGCCGGTAGCCTGGTAGATCCGCTTGCCCTGAACCACCAGGTCGTACTCTTCGTAGGTGGCATCTGGGTTGTAACCTTTCAGGCCGTCGAGCGCATCGATTTGAGCTTGCAGGCCGGGGATCTTGTCGATCTCGTCTCGCAGATCCTGTCCCAGTTCCGTTTCGGTGATTTGCCCGGCGATCATCTCCAGAATGGCAGCAGCATCGGAGCTGGATTGCCCCTGCACGCCAAGCCCGATCGGATACCACGGACCGATGTTGCCGATCTTGTCTACGATGCGCCCCCAGAAATAGAAGGTCACACCAGCGCGCAGGCCGAGCATGGAGAAATCGCTTTGCGGATAGGCCAGGTCTGTCAGCTTGGTCGCAGCATCCAGCTCAGTCGTCGGCCCGTACCAGATCTCGGTGCGCTGGCTGTCCTCGGCCCCAGCAGGGAATCCCCACTTGAGGTAGATTCCGAACAGCAGCGGCGTGGCAGTCAGGAACGCCAGCGCCGGTGGCAGCCCTTGCTTACCGCTGAGGTTGGTCAGGATCGAGTTGCGCCACGGCGACGTGATGTCGAAGGCGCTCACCGCGCGCACCCGTGCCACATAGGCGCCAGCGTAGATGCCGACGACGTCCACGTTGGTCATGCCGGTGCGCTGTAGCTTGATCCAGTTGCCGCTGTCCTTGCGCCACTCCACGTCATAGCCAACCGCGCCATCCACGGCGGGCCAGGTGATTGTCATGGTGGCCACGGCCAGCCCCTGCACAACCGATGAAGTCGACGAAAGCGCAACGCTCGCCGGCGCCGGTACGACGGTGATCGGGATCACGCTGATCGGGCGTTCTTCCAATCGTGCACCGGTGTCGATGAAAGCGAACTTGCTCGGTTCGAACTGGAGCGCGCTGATTTCGTAGTCGCCCTCGGTGGTGCGCTTGGTGCGCAGCACCCGATACAGCGGGATTGCCAGATCGTCCGCGTCGAGCGCCCATTGCAACTGCGCCACCGGAGACTCGCTGTAGGCTACCGTGACTGTCACCGCGCGCCCGTTCACGCTCTGCACTGTGCGACCTTCGGCGCGGCCGCCGGGGAGGTTGATGATCAGCCGGTCGCCGGCCTTGGCCTGGGTGTCGCGATCGAGGGTAATCACCCGCCCCGCCACCGCCGAGATCCGGCCGCCCACTTCCCGGCCAGCCAGCAGCGAATCCGCCACCGGGATGATATGGCCCGGCAGCGGGATAACGCCTTCCATGCCAGTCTTGAACGAAACCGTGCGGTCTTGGTTGTTGCTGAGGATCGCCCACTTGCCACGGCGCTGGGCCTCGGAGGCACGAGTGCAGCCAATGGCGCTCAGCTCGGTCGGACGATCGCCATAGCGGCGTTGAAGATCAAGGTCAGCGAAGGGAATGACGTCGGTGTCGTAGTTGTTCGCCGGGTTGTCGTAGCTGACCAGCGCCCGGGTGTACCGCGTCTTCGCAGAGGCACTGCCGTAGGAGAACTTACCGTCGATCACGTTCGACCGGGTGAACACATAGTCGAAGTCCTGCGCGCGCGGCATGTCAGCCTGCATCACCAGTTGACCCTGAGCCCAGTACGTCATGCCCCGGTAAATCGCCGAGATGTCGCGCAGCAGCGACCAGGCATCAGCCTTGCCTTGCAAGTTCATGTCGCAAAGGAAGCGCGGTTCCTGGCCGCCCAGTCCGTTCGGCACCAGCTGATCGCAATACTGGGCGATGCGGTACAGTTCCCACTTGTCGACCATGAAGGGCTTGATACGCTTGCCCAGGCCGAACCGGTCTTCGGTGCAGATGCCGTAGGTGATCCACGCCGGGTTATTGGTCCAGGCCGATTTCATCGAGCCGTCCCACGTCCCGGTGTAGGTGCGGGCGATCGGGTCGTAGTTGCTCGGGACCATCCAGCGGCGCGCCTTGCACTTCACAGTGACGGCCGGGATGTTGGTGAACTGCTCGGCGTCGAATTCGATGTAGAGCAGCGCGGTATTCGGGTAGCGCAGCTTGGCGTCGATGACTTCGGTATAGCCAGCAACCAGCATGGTGTCGGCGATCTTGTTGGTGTTCTGGTTCGGCGTCAGGCGGCGCACGCGTATCTGCCAGCCATTGGTGGCGTCCGGCAAATCGATGCGGCGCGAGCGCTCGTAGCGCGTGGTGGTCTTGCCGTCGCCTGCGTCCACCAGCACCTGCTGATAGGCGCCGCCGTCGGTGGCCACGTCGATTGCGTACTCGATCCGGTAGCCGCCGACGTTGCCCTGGTCATCCGAGCGTTGCAGAGCCGGCCAGGCCAAACGCATGCGCACGGCGGAGAGCTGGGTGTTGGTGATCGAGCGCACCCACGGCGAATCGCTGCGTAGTTCGATGTTCAGCGACGTCTCGTTCTCAACGGAAGGAATGCCCGGGATGTAGGTCTGATCCACCGAGCCCGGGCGCCAGTCCCACTTCACGTTCGGGAAGTTGTAGTTGCCGCTGGCATCGCGGATCGGCGTGTTGTCCAGGTAGATGTCGTAATCGGTCGGGACGCTGTCGAATTCACCCTCGCCCACGGCGATAAGCAGCTTTGCCAGGTTGGTCGAGCGCAGGCTGTCGCTGGCTTCGGTCGGCGACTTCGGCTTGCTGCTCCCGCCCTTCTCGCCGTGGATGTCGATCTTTGCTGGTGCGCCCATGCTTTCCTCCAGGCATAAAAAAACCGCCTCAAGGCGGCTTGCTCACGACCCGTGAAGGCTCGCGTAAAGTTTGAAGCTGTAATAGGCAACGAAAACCAAGTTAGAAGCGACTCGAGTCATTACCGGTAACAACGTTTTCATGAGCGAAGACCTCCTTTGGAAAGGAAGGGAAATCCTTCCTAGCCATAGTGAGGGTTTTTGCTCAGGCCTTATCTTCAGCCAGGATCGAGGCCGAGATGATCATCCCGCCCCACCGGCGTTCGCCGATGCAGATCGGTACCGGGTTGCCGCTGGCTGTGGTGTTCTTGGCGCTGCCGAAGGCGTAGGACGGTGAGTTTTCTGGGGATGCGCTTTGCTTAAGGCCTGAGGCCTGCGGGCTGAGCATCTGAATCACGCCGCCGATCGCCATCGACGCGCCGGCCGCATACAAAAACGGCGATGCGGCTGCAAATGGAGTGAATGACAGTACATAGGCTGCGGCGATCATCACTGTGCCGACGATGGTCTGCAGCCCGCCCGCACGCTTGCTCCCGGCAATCACCGGAACAATGCGAATTTCGCGCGTACCGCCGAGATCGAATCCATCCATCCCGATGTTTTCGCGATTTCGGAAGATCGCGAACTTCAGCCCAAGGCGCTCCAGTCGTTTAATTTCTTCGGCGAAACCATCGATGGTCGCATTGAGCGCACGGAACACCTCCACGGCCGATCCGCCATCGAGAAGGAATGGCTTGCTTCGAAAAAACTTCTTCGCAAGCGAGCCGGACAACATGACTTTCGTCATTGGCGTGTAGGTGATTGCTGAGCACATGCCATTCTCCAGGCAATAAAAAACCGCCCGGAGGCGGTCTGTTCAGAGAGTCGTGGGCAGTATGTCGATCTGCCCATCGCCCCCGGTGAAAACTCGGTATTTCTTGACCGCGCCGTCTTTCACGATCGCTTCCCGCTCCACTCGGGCTGCACCCATAGAGCAGATGCCAGAGCCCGTGTAAGCGGCGCCAACTGAAACTGAATCAGGCGGCAGATAGAAAGATGCCTTCTGACCCGGGTCGAGCTTGGCAGCTTGTTTGCCATCGATAAAAACGGCCATTGAACAAAGGCTTCCGGTCTGCCCAGAGTCGCGGATCACTTGCAGTGTCCCATATGCCCCTGATGGCTTGGACTGGTAGGCCGACAACTGACTGGCCGGCGCCTGCTTGGCTTCATTGGAAGGCGTCGGCGAAGTCGCACACCCCGCCAACAGCGCTACCGCCAGCGCTCCTACGATCAATTTCATGCAGGTCACTCCTGTGGGAAATGGTGCAAGATATCATCGGACTAGAAGAAGCGAACCAACTGGTTCGCTAGAGTCCCATCTCACCAGAACGGATGCGAGGTTCGCCGGAAATAATGAAAGACATTGATAAGGTGGCGGGTAAAGGATTCAACATTCCAAAGCGTTATCTAGCGGCAGCATATCTGCTCGTGACTATCGTCCTTGCATTTGGAATCGGAATAAGCTTCTGGATGCGAGATTGGATGTGGCTGGCGAGGTTCGGAGCCTTCCTCGTTTGCATGGCGATGATATTCGAGGTAACGGGTATTCTTGAACGGTACGTCAAAAAAATAATAGGCATTGCCGAAGGTGTCACAGCCGAAATTGTGTTGATGCAGGTAAAAAGGCGCGCCCATTTGTATGGGGTAACCAGCGAAACAAGCGAAATGCACATCAACGAAATTTCAGAAAAAGAGCATGCGCGTCGGCTAATTTTCGCTAACGAAGTTATTCGCAGCGTCATATCCAAGAAAATTCAAAAGCATGAATTCATCGTGGCCTCGGTAGGCACCATGCTTTGGGCCTTTGCCGATCTTCTGAACAAATTATAGCCATTGGATACCGCATGTCAGAATCGACACTCATTCTCAAATGCCTAGGCCAAACCCAACGGGACGACGGCTTAATTGGCCTGTACTCCTTGGAAGCCACCGATACACGGAGCGGCAGGACGGCGGCAATTTCCGTCGAGCCCAGGCACTTGGCCTCAGCTCGCAGCATGAAAACAATCCTACTCGACCGGTGCATGGTGTACTCAGTTACTCAGAAGGCGCATGACCAGATGCTTCTCGAGATGTTTGCCCAAGCAAATGGCCGAGCTGAGATCGAAGAATCTCGCTGAGTCGAAGGGCGCGCATCCCGCGTCCATGCCTGCGGGAAAAGAATGCAGGCGGGGCTGACGGACATGAAAAAGCCCAGCAATGAGTTGGGCTTTGCTTATCTAAAGATTGCCCAGAGAACAGCGGCGATTATCAGCCATGTGACAATGTGTGCCCACATAGGTGTAGGTGCGGCTTTAGTAACGTCACTCTTCGCTCCGCCAAACAGCTTGGATGAAGAAAGCCCCGTTCCCGGAAGGCTGCTCGTTACCTTCGCCCCACGCTTGCTCAGATTCACCGTCGCACCCTTTCCGCCTATTGATGTGCTAAGGCCACTCTTGCTGACATTGAGACGAATGCCTGGGGCGATTTTAAAACTTTTCCGGATGCGAAAGGCCATGGCTCAATTCCTTGAGAAAGCGAAAAGCCATCATAGACCGATTAGAATTTACGCCAAGCTGTTCGCCCATCCAGTGTGGATGAAAGCCCAGTGGATGAATTGGATCCAGACGTAGTAGCGTTGTGCCTCGAATTTTTCTTAAGGACTGGGATGGAACTCGCTACTGATTTGCCGAGCTTTAAGGATTTGTATATTCCTGTTTTGGTCGCTTTGGCCTTTTGGGGTTTCAAAAAAGCCTTCGTTCCGATACAGCACGCTGCAGGCAAAGTCCTTAGGCGCTCTCGGTGCAAAGAGTTAAAAAAAGTGAAAGCTATTCGGGTCAACCCCTACGCTGTACAGCGCCAGATTCAGAAGGAAAGCGCGCTATTCGGGGCTTTCATGCTTTCGGCTTTTCTGTCGTTGGGCATTATGCTGATTCTCGCACAAGGCGAAGTTACCCCGGTCAAAATTGTTTATCTGTTTATCTACATGCTTCCTCCGCTCGGATTCGAAGTGTGGTGGTTACTACAAAAAGCATTCGTTGAAACACTGCTTCAAGAAACCAGCCGCTTTGGGCATTGCATCACGAGAAGGATCCCATCCAGATTTCAATCGCCAAGGCGCGCAAAAGATCGTGAAGCGCGCCAAGAACAAATCAGGATCGCAAAGAAAGCGGCAACTAAGTGGAAGCATGTTAAGCAATGCTGATTGCCGACGAATAAGCTGGTCCTTTGCCTGCAAGCCCAAGGACTGGGATTGCGCCAAATTCGGCGCGTTTATGACCTGGAGGTCAATCCACATGGATGAAGAACAGAAGGCCCTGAACAAGCAACTTATCGATGCTGTGAACGCTCATGGCTCCGATCTACAAAACTTGAATTGCGTGATTGCCGGACTGGCAAGCCAGCTAGCATCCGTCGCCGGAAAAGACGGCATTGAGGCCGCGCGAGTATTTGCTTTGCAGGTTGCAGAGGGCATGCCGAAAAACGGCCCGGTCAGACCTAATGCAAAGACGATCTCGGATTTTTTCACCGGGCACAAATAGGCTCAAGTCCCAAGGCTTGTTCCAGCCGTGAAAGCCGACGCTCCAGCAGGTCGGCTTTCTCTTGCGCCTTTGTCGCAAAGTCCTCCGGTAAAGAAATGCCGGCAGCCGAAACGATCATCTGGCCTTTCAGGATTTCTGATTCGTTAATGTAAGTTCGCCCTTCTTCATCGAATGCAAAAGGCTGATTCATAAATCTCTCCTGCGGCCTTGCCGCTTCATGTGGTCGTTTGTGCGTCTTTGTGCCTAAGAATCAAGCGTGTGCGGTCTAGCCACGGCCCGCCGAAGACAATGACCTCTGATGGCCTGCCATACAGGTGGTGCAGCAGGAACGGGCCGGGGCCGAACGTGGCGCCATCCTCACCCGGCAGCGCCGGCTCGGTGCCGAGGAATATCCCGGCGTGGTTCGGGTAAACGGTGCGCCCCACTTCCATCACGATCATGTCGCCACGCTGCGGCTGGTCGACGCGGTAGAAGCCCGCGGCCTCGTAGTTCGCTTCGTACAGGCTGGTGTTTTCATTGCTTTCCCACCAGCCATCGGCGCGCTTGAAGGGCTCGAACTCCAAGCCCCACTCGCGCTTGTACCAATCGGCGCAGACCTGCCAGCAGTCCCAGGCCCCGTGCACGAACGGTCGTTTCAGCAGCGGCACTTCACCGGTGGGAACGACAGTCCGCAGATCGCCTTCCGGCCAGCTCAGGATGTGCCAGGGCAGCGCCGTCGCTTCGCACATGGCGAGGTCGCGCGGTGAAGGCCTGCTGGTGGCGTCCGGATGCGAATGCACCACGCCGATCACCTCACCGATGTCCTCGCCTGCAGCATAGTGCTCAGGATCGATTCGGAATTCTTCGTTCGGCTCGGTCGAGACATTGATGCAGGGGAAGTATTGCTGCTTGCGCCCAATCGCCAGCAGGAGCCCGCAGCACTCTTTCGGGTACTCGGCGGCCGCGTGCGCCTGGATCGCGTTCAAGATGTGCTTTCGCATGTCAGCTCCGTGCGATCAGGGAAACGGCCGGGAAGCCACCGAACGGCAGCGGGTTGCCCTCGCCGAAGCGCGGAATGCAGCCCTTGCCCAGCGTGGCATCGCATTGGTCTAGCTCAGGGTTATCGGTGATCACGCCGTCCTTCGTGACGTATGGGCCGGTGTAGCCGCAGTTCGGCCCGCGATATCCGCCGGTGAGGCACCAATGGCAAAGGGTTGTGGCCTGCCGCCCGATCGATTCATTACCGACATCGCCCGGGCTGGCCAACTCCCAACTGACGTTCTCGCCGTCCTCGTTCGTTTTCTGGTCGATGTACCAGACCTCGATCGTCTCTTGGGTAGGGTCGGCCGTTGGGTTGCCGGCCGGGAAGTTCGCGGCATCGAGGTAGCTGCCGAGCGTGTGGCGCATCGTCAGCTTGAACTCGAGCAGATCCTCGAATGCCAGACAGAGCGCAGTGATGCGCCCGTTGACGTTGCCGACGGACAATGTCGGCCGAACCGCCGTGCCGTCGCCGTTCGCCTCGATACCGTCGATCTGCATCGGCCAGGCGCTGTACTCGTTGCCCTGCCAGTAGATCGCCTTCGCCGGCAGTTGGTCAGCATTGTCTCCGGCCGCAATCAACTCTGCCGCCGTGTGCGGTATCGCGTGCCCGTGGAAGCGCAGAACGTCCGCGCCATAGTCCGTGCCGTCCAATTCAAAGAGCAGCACTTCGCTGCCAGGTTCAAGCACCTGGATGTCACTGATCAGCGGCATGGTTGCCCCTTATGGATGAAATGCCCGCTCGAACGTGGCGGTGAGTTTGAAAACGCCGCCGCCCACCGGAGTGGGCACGGGGTTCTTGCAGTTGAACAGGCCAAGCTGGCCCAAGGGTGTGGTCCAAAGGAAGGCTTTCGCGCCGGCGTGCCGATCAAGGAACGACATGATCTCCAGCACCTTGGCTTGCGGGCCGCTGTAGGTGATCGGGTAGGCGTCTTCCTTGTTGTTCGGCCCGTCGCCTACTTCCTGCTTGTAGCCGTCACCGAACCGCGAGGTGCGCACCCGATAGGAAATCTCGGGTGAGTCGCCGTGCTGGGTCGGCCAGGTGAACTTCTCGATGGCCATCAGCCCCTCCCGTTCGTGAGTTTCCAGATTGAGCCGCCTGGTTGCAGCGCTCGGGCGATTGCTGTTTCAGCCTCGACTTTCGCCGCCTGCTGAATGCCCTTGCCAAGCTGCGAGGTGTCTTCCGTGCTGGCCGCGCCGCCACTTCCCTGGGTTTGTACCGACACCGCGACGGGGAAGTTGTAAACGTTGCCGCCACCACTTCCGCCGCCGCTGATTGCGCGCACCCCCAGTTGGCCGCCGGCGGTGCGGGTCAGTGGCATGATTGCCTCTGGCCCTGCCTCGCCCATGACGCCGGTCTGCCCGCCTGCCATGCCGAACGCTGTCGGCTTGCTGACCACGGAGTTGGTGAACGCGGCGCCATTGGCGAACATCTGCAAGCCGTTTGCCCATGCTCCGCCGAGCGCCTGTGGAAAGTAGCTGCCGGAATAGCCTGCCGAAGACGCCCCCAGATTCGACGACGTCGCACCCGCAGACCCAGCCGCCAGTCCATTGCCGCCCCCACCGCCAGTGAAGTAGCTGGTAGCCGCACCAACGAGACTGCTCAGCAACGCCGAACTGGCCTGACGGGTCGCGATCCGAGCCATATCCGCCAAGATCGACTTGGTGAAATCCGCAAACGAAAGCTTGCCGGTCATGGCGAAGTTGACGACCGCATCTTCCATCGAGCTGAACGCGTTACCGAACAGGGTTTTCGTCTGGCCGGCGATATTGCTCGCCGAGTTCAGGTAATTGGCCCAGGCGGACGTTGCACCCTTGGTCCAGTCCCCTTGAGCTTTCTCCACATCGGCGTAGTTTTGCCGGATCTGATCGGTCGCAGCCTTGTTCGCATCTGCGAGCGCCTGCGATTTGCGTGCGAACTCCTCTTCGGACATCTTCCGTGATGGGTCGGACTTCTGGTAAGCCAATTCCAATGTTTGCAGTGCGAACCGATCCTGCTGGCTGTTCAGCTCGCCATTAAGCGCATTCTGACGATCGCCTTGACCAACACCTAGGACCGCACGCTTCCCTGCGAGCTCCAGCGCCCGCTGCTGCTGATTCAGCGCTTGGACATATTGGTCCATCGTGAAGGTCTGCTTCTTGACCCTTTCCTCTTCATTGAGGCGCAGCACTTCCAACTGGCTGTCAGCGTCTTTTTGCGCCTTGACCATGCCGGCGCGCGCGTCAGCGATCTTTTGGTCGAGCTGGATGCTTTGCGCCGCGGTCGTGGTCTTTTTCGCCTTTGCAGCTTCCAGCGCAGCAATCTCAGCCTCGTACGCGCTGCTCACTTCGTCACGCTCGTTGCCGATCAACGCTTCGCGCTTCAGGGCATAGTCAGCCTGAGAAACAAGCCCGGCCTTCTGCGCTGCCTCCAGTTCCTTCTGAGCGTTTTTATAGTCAGCGCTGATGGCGGCCAAAGCGTTTTTGGCATCATTGAAGCCTGTCAGGTCGACCTGAGACGCTGCCGATTTCGGATCTTTGTTCTTATCTTCAAGCCCTTTCTTCAGCGTGTCGTAGGCGCCGCCAGAGAACTTGCTGCCGTCGTAAAATACGCCATCAAGCAAGGGCGACTTCTGTCCTGTTTTCTCCGCATTTTCGTACAGGGTTTTGAACTGCTGGTTGAGCTTATCCAGCGCGGCCTTGCGCTTATTTAGCGGATTAATGTCATCGAGCTGCGCATCAAGCGCTTTCTGAACCTCGATGGCTTTCTGGTTGGCATCATTATTTTCACCGGTGGCGATTGCCAAATTGGTGCTGGCGGTCTGCCGGGCTTTGAGGCCGGCGAGTTTCTTCTCCAAAGCTTCGGTGGAATCGTCATGCTCGTCATTACCCAGGCCCAGTGCCGTGTTGAGAGAGCTGAGACCGTTGGAGATTGCACCCGCTACTCCGCCACTCTTGCGCGTATCCAGAATGCGCTGAGTGATCTCGATCTGCTTGGCCAAGTCCGGGAATATTTCCGAACGGACCTCGGCGTACGCGCCTTTGATGGCTGATTTGATTTTGTCCCAGTCGCGCTCAACATCTGATAGGGACGCGCGATAGGCCTCCAATCGCTTAAGTGCGGCCTGATTCACATCTTCGCTGAGAACATCAAGCGCACGCTGGCTCTCGCCCTGATCATCAAGTGCTTTGATAACCTGATACTGCTCAAGAGTCAGCAACCCATACTGACTGCTGATCTTGCCTGCGGCTTCTGTTGCCGTGTCGCCAGCGGTGGCGAAAGACTTGGCGAGTTCGGCAGCGCCTTGGCCAGTTATTTCACTTACGGCCGCTGCGGCTTCAGCCAGATTACGCATTTGCGTGCCGCTGGTAGCTGCTCCGGATGCAAGCGAAATAACTGCCTCGCGGGCGCCGGACAGATTGCCGGTGACGCGCCCAGCGCCGTCGGCCATGTCCTTCAGGCTGGCGATGGTCTGACCCGCGCCGTTCGTACCGCCATTGATAGCGGCATTGAACTCGCGCGCCTGTTTCATTGCATCGAAGTACGCGTACCCCAGACTGCCGATTACAGCGACCAAAAGGCCAGCCGGGATCAACATCCCTGCGAGACTTTTCGCTGATTCACCGGCGCCAGCGCCCAGTTGAGCGATTGCGCGCGCACCACTGCCCAGATCGCCTGCCTGAATGGCGTTGGCGAGCTGCATGACGTTTTCTTGAGCTTGGCGCGTGCCGAGCTTTAGCTTGTCGAATGCGCCCGCGGCTTCAGTCAGGCCCGCTCGGTCCTTGCCGATCTTGGCCAAGGCTTCGTTATAGCGCTCGGCACCGACCTGCCCAGCCTTGTGCAGGTCGTTTAGCGCCTTCTCCTGAGCCTCCAGCTTCGCCAACTTGGCGGTCACTGGATCAATACCGTTGACGGTGCGCTTCAGCGCCTCAATCTGGCGATTCTCAGCCTCAATCAGCTTTTGCTTCTGGGCCAGCTCTTTGGCTTCCGCCTTTTCAATCTTGTCGTAGGCCCTACCCAGTTGATCCTGGTACTTGGCCTGCTCCTCGATGGTGACCAAGCCGCCCTTGCGTGCGCGCTCCAGCAAACCCTCGGCCTGAACCAGCGATTCCATGCTCGAGATATTGCCCGTCATCGCCTTGTCGAGTTGACTGATGACGGAGATTTCCGCTACTGCGCTATCACTCGCTTTGCGGCTTGCCCCGGCTTGACGGTCCCTCGCGGCCGTCGATTTATCAATGCTTTGCGCAACGTCCGCTTCTGCCTGGGAAACCCTTTTACCGGTGTTGGCCAGGCCTTCGCCCGTTTTGCCCAGGTCATCAATGGCCTTCTGGGCGCCTTCTGCCGAATCGACGAGCTTATCCAGATCATCAGCAGCCTTTGCAGCCTGCGACGACTCGACCGCAATACCCAGGGAAGCGAAGTTGGTGCTCATTTTTGATCTCTCTGTTCCGCCATCACCTGCAAGGCTTCAGCCTCCATTCGCCGGAAGTCGCTGAAAATGGTTTGTCGCTGGCTGATCGGTACGCCACACATCCGAATCACACCGGATAGAACGCTGTAGTCCATTCCTGTTGCGCCGCACGCGCCTGTGCGCCACTGGGTGCTCATAGCCTCGAAGACCTTGAAGGCGTTCCAGTTGTCAGGCCAGATGCCGACTTCCTTGTCGGGGATGTCCTGACGCGACAAACCGAAAGCCATCAAGTCCGCATCCGATGGCCCCGGCTCGTACAAGGCGCGGGAGGCGCTTAGGAGTTTCCCAAGCGAGCTTCACTGAAAGCTTCCGCGTAGGCGTTCAGCACAGCCTTAGGGGCCGAGTTGATCGAGTTAACGAGGATGCGCACATTTTCAGGTGTGAACTTCTCTTCGATATCCCAGCCGACCACCACCGCCAGGAGCTGTTCGACCTGCAGATCAATTTGAGCAGCCGTGAACGCCTTGAGGTCCATGTCGCCGACCTGCTTGCTCAATTCGTCGTGCCGCTCATTCCAGGCGGTATACAGGTCCGCAAGCTCGGTGCGGTCCAAGTACTTGAACTCGAACTCCACCTTTTCGGCGCTATAGCCGGCCCGCTGGATCATCACCGATGCCTTGAAGGTCGGCTTCTGGATCAACTTGAATTTGGCCATGGCTTACACCTTGGCCGCGTAGCGAGTTGGGCGACCGGTCAGCGCGATGCTGATCACGCGGGTCATCAGGTTGTTGCGGGACATGGTCGGCGTCGAAGTGATCGACACGTAGCCGTTGTAGATGATGCTGCTGCCGCCAGGAAGGTTGAGTCGAAGCAAACGCGCCTGCTTGTCGTCGTCTGCAGCTTCGCAGACTTCCACGTAGGGCTTGGAAGGATCATCGGCAACGGTGATGGTCAGCGTGATTGGATTTTTGGTGGTTGGCATCTGGCGATCATCATCGTCGGCCAGGAATCCAAAGGTCAGAAACTGCTGATCGCCGCCGCTGGAGTTCAGCTCGGTGATCTGCGAGATCTCAGTGAAACCAGTCACCTCTCGTACTGAGCCAATGCCCGAGCCGGCCGGATACTGCTGGACGTTCACGGTATTCACGTTTTCCAGCGCGAAAGTGCCGCTGGCGATCTCGCCGACTCGTACGCCCCGCCCTTCAAGGCGAGTCCAGCCGGAGTTGACGGCGATAACATCGCCCTCGGCCAGGCCATGCGCTGCTGCGGTGGCGACGGCTGGGTTGGCGTTCGTCAAGGCAGTGAATGGGATCGCCGGGCCGTAAGTGGCAGCAATCTCGAAGGTGGCGCCGTTGGGCATTTGGATGCCGGCCATGGGTGTTTCCTCTTTCAGAAATGACAAAACCCGCAAAGAGGCGGGTTTCGGGGTATGCCCAACGGGCGTATTCAAGTGGCGATGTCAGCTCGATACTCGAACGACACCGGTACAGTGTATGTGGGTGGATCAGGTATCCCGGGGCCGGGATCAACTGGCGACATCGTAACTACGGTGAGGCCTGCCTTTGTGTCTCGCGCATAAAGCGGGAACAGCAAGGTCAGCTCCGCCACAAGCGGGTTGGTCTTCGCCTTGCCGGTGCCGGCCGGCGCCACAATGCTGACCTGGTAGACGCCGATGAATGCGCGGTGGTCGCCGGCGAGCGTGCTGCTCGCGGTATCGCCCGGCAGCAAGAACGCCCGCAGATAGGTTTCGCCGTCGGCCGGGTCGTATTGGACGTTTTCGAACACAACCTTGATCGACTCCGACCGGGCCTTGCTCCAGGCAATTAGCTTGGCCTCGTAGATCGAAGCAATAATGGCGTGGCTCATACCCGGTTGTTCCTTGTGGCTTCGTCGACGATCTGCTGAAAACGGGCCAGGGTGACACGCACCATGCCGCCCGGTGCCTGCTTGGAGTGGCCGTACTCTAGAGGCACCGCATATGGCAGGTTATTCACGATGTAGGCCGTCTCGCCCGCGGTGAGTGCCTGGACCTGAAGGCGCAATTTGGCCAAGGTCACGCTGCCTGCGGGATCCACTTGATCGAGCGTGCCCTCCGCCGGCGCGCCAATGGAGAGCTGCCAGTTCCCACGAAACCGCCCGCCGATGTAATCCTTGCCTGCCACCAGGCCATTCACATTGAAATTCTGGTCGCGCTCGGTCTTCGTCAGAGGCTTGGCATACTTAACACCCCGCCGGAGCTTGCCGGCCTTCGTGAAGTTCGATTCGTTGAGGTTGATGATCGTGTTGCGCACTGCGACCTTGAAGTCATAGTCGTCGGCTGCGCGGGTGTTGGTCTGGCGGTGAGCAACGTTCGCTGCCCAGATTTCAGGATTTCCCACCGGCGACATGCGGATAATGCTGCTGCCGATTTCGATCACGATCTCGCGGATGGTTGCGTCGATTCCGGCTTGAGCGCGCTCGGCGAAGTCGCGGATATTCTCGGCGAAGCTGCCGTTCATGCTCGCGTATTTATTCGCCATGTCATTTCCTCAGTTGCGCCGTCCACGTTGCTTCAGCAGGGTCCGCAGACACGTTCATCACCCGCAACCCGTTGACGATATCGCCGATGGCTGGGGCGGCCGGTACCGCCGTCGGCATCCCGCCCTCTGACACGAACAACTCGTTTTGCAGCACCAGTAGCTTCTTGTCGGTGGTTTGGATCAGTGAGCCATCGATTTCCTTGGACAGGTAGCTGCCCAAAACACCGCGCCCCATGTACGTGACGATTGTTTCCGGCGTCTCGCCGCCCAGGTCGGGGTCGTACTCGCCGGAAACCTTGCGCATACCCGCTACCGGTTGGACCGCGTCAGCGAGGCCGTCAGGATCGTCGAACGCCACAGCCATTTCGGCCTGAATCTCTTCGCGCATACTCATGATCAGATCCTTTTCAGCATCATCACGCCGGAGCGCTTGATCCAAGGCTCCAGTAGCGCCAAGGCGAAGTTCACACCCGCCGACTGATCAGTAGATCCGGCCACGTAGGTCTTGCTCACGGACGTTCCGGACTGAGCCGAAACCGTTTTGCTCTGCACTTCCTTCTGCGTGGCCGTGTACAACTTGCCCGCCGCCGCCTCTTTGGCGATCTGAGCGCCGGCTGTCTTGATCTCGGTAGGAACCGGATCTGGAACAACCCGCTTGATCTTGGCCGTGAGCCAGGCGTTAGCCATGGTCACAGCAAGGACCGGATCACCGGTGCCGGCCCAGCCAGGACCCAGCGAAGCGTCAACATCGGCAACGGTGATGAAGTCGGTCATGTGCTTGTCCTTATTCCGCTGGCACCAGGGCCTGCAGGTCTTCTTTCTTGGCGGCTGGGTCGAAGGCGATGCCCTTCGCCGTCAGCCACTCTTTCAGCTCCGGCACCTTCATTTTCAGAGGGTCGGTTTCGGCATTTTCAGGCTCCTTGCCGTCCGAAACTTTGATGCCCGCCGCTTCGTATGCATCGTAAATTTCAGGCGCATCACCCTCGATGACCACCTCAGTGGCGGTGCCAATGACGCCGAAGAATTCGCTCAGCAGGCGGTAGCACACGCCGCGCTCTTTGCCCGGTTTGTCCGTGTAGATAACTTTCATGAGTCACCTCAATGCAGCCCGGCGCCCTTGCGGGAGCCGGGGTAAGTGAAAGCCGGATTACGGCGTAGTGGTACCGCTGATGACGGCGGCAAATGGGACCTGCTTGCGGCTGAACACGCGCTCCCAGTTCGCAGCAGCGGCATACTGGGTCGCGGTCGGGCTGAGGTTCTGAGCTTCGGAGCCTTTCCAGCTGAAGCCGGCAGGCTGAAGAATGTAGGTCTTCCGCTCCCACAGCACCTCAGCACCACCGCCATTACCGCCGCCCGGTTTGCGCTCGATCTCCACCGGCACCTTCGGCGTGCCTTCGCCGTAGCCGAACGCGCCTTGGCCGAAGAACACCGACAGGTACTTGCCAGCGCCGTACACCAAGCCATCGTCCATGAACACCGGCTTACCCAGGTAGGTGGCCAGGATGATCTTGCCGTCGGAATCGCGCAGATACTCGATGAGGTCCTGCTTGACCATCTGGTTCATCACCACCGAGTGCACGCCGATCGCGCCGAACTGGTCGGCCGCATCGCCGGCAGTGAAAGCGGCATCCTGAAACGCGTTCGCGCTGATGGCCGCGCCAGCATCGATCACCATGTCACCGCCATTGTTGGCAATGTTCGAGGCGATGATGCCGCGCGCTGCGCCGAGAGCGTAACGCTGCCACTGTCGAGTCCAGTATGTGCCGAAGCGGTTGCGGATCTGCTGCTGAGGCTCGCTGTTCGCCAGTTCGGCGGTCAGGTCGGCCACGCCATAACCTTTGTTGAGGTACAGGACGCGAGCACGCATGCTGTCCTGAGTGACTTTGCCGACTTCGCCCTGGTCGTTCGGGTCATCGTTACTGATGTTCGGGGCTTCATCAGCATTGAGATCCTGCCAGTAGCTGATCTCGGCGGTGCCTTGGCTGCCAGAAGCGATAGCGTCCAGGACAGGCGAGCGGGTAACGATGCCCGACTCGTAGACGGCGGTTTTCTCCGGGCTGTTTACCGGCTCCAGCGAGGCGTAGTAGTCACCGACGAAGATGTCGGTCAGTTGGGTAGTTGCCATGAATTAGGTTCCTTTGGTGGCCTGGATTTTCTTGAACAGCTCGGGGTTGTCACGGGCGATCGCAGCGCGCTCGGTTTCCGTGTACTCGCCCCATTTTTTCGTGGCCTTGCCACCTTGATCACCGGTCGGACCGGCACCCTGAGCCCTTGGCCACAGGTGTGTTGCTGTTTCACGCAGCGATTCCGCCCATTCGAGCGGCGACAGCGGGGTTTTCCCGTCCTTTCCGTAAACGACCTCGCCGTCACGGTCGGTGGCAATTGCCTCACCGTCTTCACTGAGTTTGAAAGTGCCCCGGGCGCGCAGGATGATGTCCTCCGCAGCCTCGGGGAGCGCGCCGGCCTTGATAGCAGCAGCGCGGATGGAATCGGCCAGCACCTTGTCGCTGTACTTGGCGGCGAATTGCTCGGCCTTGTCGGCGCGCGCTTTCTCGGCGGCCAGCTTGGTGTCGTAGTCGGTGCGCAGGCGCTCGGTGCGGCGGGTAATGACCTCGTCCAGCTTGCCCTCAGCAATCAGCTTGGTTTCTTCGTCCTGGCCAACCTTGGTCAGCAGTCCTTTCACGGCCGCGATATCCAAACCTTCGAACTGCGACTTGAAACCTTCCAGCTCAGTTTTGGTAGTCCGGAGCGAGCCAAGCAGCTCGGTATTTTTGTTCTTGAGGCCCAAGGTCGCAGCCTCAACAGCTGCTGCAATGGCGGTCTGAACTGCCGGGTCTTCAAGATCAATCTGGTTTTCGTCTGCCACTTGGTGCACCCCTTGGGTTTGGTCAGCCCGCTTTGCAGGCACAAAAAAACCCCGGCATGGCCGAGGTTCGAATTCTGAAAAAAAGGCCTGCGCGAAGGCAGGCCGATAGGGAAGAAACGCGTAAAAGAAAAAGCTTGTTTTTTACTCACTGAAGGAAGATCATTCACGCACTGAGCGATCACTACTCGCTCAGTGAGTATTATCTAGGCAATTCAGCCTTGATAAATTTCCTTTTGGTGAAAACATGGACTCAAAAGCACAATTCATTTACGACGACGCACAGCAACCGCTGTACGCGATCCTCCCCTTTGCCGAGTATAAGCGGCTGCTAGGTGAAGACCAACTCGCTCCTCAAAAACCATCTTTGTTGAGCGAAGACGGGCGTTCCATTCGCCTTCCTAACGGTGGTCCAGGTGCTGCCATTGATCTTCCTCGCTTCGTCGACTACTGGGCACGCTCTGGATTACTCAGCATGCCGATCAACCAGCGCGCGAAACGTTTTGATCAGTTCGAGAAGACTGAGCTCTTTTCCCTCGAACCGTTCATCCGTGGTTGCTTTCTGGCCAAAGATTCTTCGTACAAAAACACAATGCAAGTAACGACCGAGGTCATTGCCGCATTGGTGGAAACCAAGATGTTCAAAGAGGTTCGCTTTGACCAGGCCAAGTTGAAGGAGGGTCAGCCTTTTAAGCGCGATGAAGCCTTGGTCAAAGAGGAGGACCTGCACAAATACAGTCGCACGGTGAAATGCCTCGAAATTGTCGAAAGCGAGGTAGTTAAGTTTCTGAAGGCTAACCCGCATAAAGGCCCATCCATCAATCGTTACTGGTTCCTCGACGATTGCTACAAGCCAGCCTTCCTGAAGTAAGCTCATGTCGCCCGGTGCCAAAAACGCCGGGCGATCTTGCTATGCGAGGTATAAACCGCGCATTACCAAGTAATCTGCAAACTGCGTCCTACTCGGCGCGTATGGCGGAGGTCGCATACGAAAACCCGGCGTATCGCGATTCAACCGCGTGCGCCGGCCATTCGGCTCAGTGCAATGCGTCGGCTCTTCGATCCGGAAGCCCTGCTCGTCGGCATACAACTCAACAGCCAGCCGCACCTGCCCCCACTCAATCTCGAAGGGCACGAACGTTTCGGACAGCGTCTGGTATTCGATCTTGCAGTCACGCCGGGGCCAGGCCATCGCTTGGGCAGGATTTGCCTTGCGTCCCTTCCACTGTCGACCGTTGATGTCGGCGGCAGCGCGCAGCAGCAGTCCGACCTGCTCGACCTCTGCTTCAGGTATCCGGAACCCGTAGTAGTCGCGGTAGAAGGTCAGCTTCTCCAGCGGCACGAAGCTATTTGCGTCCGGTCTGCCCTTTCCGTCTTCAACAATGATATGCATCGGCTTTCTCAACCCGGTGGAGCGCCGAGTGTAACGCCTGCACGGATGAACATGTCCGGCTCAGCGGCTTTCAGTTGCGCCAGCGTCAGCGGCTTGAACGACTTGTCGAGCTGAAGCTTGGCGAACTTCTCCGGAGTCAGTCCTCCATCACGGAACAACTTGGCCCGCACCGGGCCGAGCGCATGATCTTGGAAACTCGCCGGCTGCGTTGCCAGCCACTCGTAATAGTTCAGGCTGGCATCGACCTGCGCCCCGCCATTGTCGCCCACCGAAGCACGCGTGGCGTCCTCGGCGAACATCTCGGAAAGCCGGGTCGTCGGCACGGTGGTTGACCGGCAGTTAATGTGCGCCGGCGGCAGCGGCCCTTTGCCCAGGTCGAAGCGCATGCCATCCAGGCCCTTGCACTGCTGCGAGGTCTTGCGGTCGAGCGTCGAAACCCAGCGATAGCCTAGTACCACGTCGCTGTTGGCTTTCAGCGTCTCCATTCGCGACGTCGTGGCCACATGCTGGATTGCGGTCTGCACCACGGATGCGGCGTTGCGGTTGCTCACCGCCAAGACACCGTCCGTGAAGTTTTGAGCTGCTGTGCCGCGAATCGCCTGAATGATCTGCGCGTTCGTTTGACCCTGACCGAAGCCGAGGCGAATGGTGTTGGTGACGCGCATTGTCTCCGTGCGCGTCCAGCCACTGACGAAATGCTTCAGCAGCTTGCCGCCGTCGATGCCTTTCACCTGTAGCGGATAGGAAAACACCGCCGCGCGGATCACTGTGTTGCTCGGCACCACCGCATCGATGGACAGCGCACTGCTCAGGCTATTGGCCTCGAAGGTCGACTCGTACAGAGCGATATCGACCAGATCGGCCTGCACCAGATCGCCGTAGGTCTTGTAGATATCCAGCAGCTTACCGTCCACTCGGGCCAGGAACTGCTCAAGGCGGTCCCGGCTGTAGGTGGTCAGCTCCCTGCGCGTCAACTGCACCCGCACAAGCGTGTCGATCTGGCGAAGGTACTTCTCGAACTTCTTGACCTCGCCGGCCTTAAGCCGCTCCAGCATTACCGAGTGGCGCGTCGTCTGCTCCAGCAGTTGGCTGTCCGCCTGCGCCAGGTTTGTCGTTGGCATCGTCTTTATCCAGGTTGATGCCGGCCGACTCGCGCTCATCGCTGATCAGGTCGGCTTCGTCTTCGTATGGGCGATCCGGCAACTTGCCGGTGGTGAGGTACTGCCAGTAGGTGTCGGCGCTGATCGTGCCAGCCATCACGCCCTTGAGCAGCTCAGCCAGCACCTGAGCATCGACCACTGGTGTCACAAACTCAGGGCTCACTTTGAACTTGACTTGTTTGGGGTCGTAACCCTTCCACTCAGCCGCGTACCGCAGACCCTGCTCCACTGCCTCTGCAACCGTCACGACAATGCTGTGCAACGTGGCGTGCTGGTCGTTCTGACGTGTTTTACGCGCCTCACCCGACTCGGTACCGCCGACATCCATGACCTTGGCGCCGGCTTCAAGCGCGGCGTTCTTCTGGTCATCCATTGCCTTGCGGACGGCTTCAATCCCGGCACCCTGGAACTCTAGATAGCCACATTGACCGGATGGACCGAGGTCCCATGCTGCAGATGGTCCGGTCACGCTCAGCTCTACAGAATCATCAAGACCAGACACCCATGGTTGCGGATGGCTGGTCTGGTGTAACGCAGTGAAGTAGTCAGCGCTCAGCTGGTAGGACTTCAGCGCGGCCCGCGCCATTGTGAGCAGCGGCACCTCGTCCACTTCAGGCGAGTTGTCGGTCGAGCCGCAATAGATCACCGGTAGGTAGGACAGGCCTTTGACCAGTCGGTTGTCGGTGCCAGTGGTGCCCAGAGGTTTCTCCTCCTCGACGATCTGGCCACCTTCGTTCCGCACGGCGGTGTAACAGGTCTCGCCTTGCATGAAGAACTCACGGAACACCGTGTCGCAGTCATGGGTGTAGCGGTCGCCACCCTTCTTACGGAACTCACGGAACACCGAAAGCACCAGGTCTTGGCGACCGCCTTGATCAGCCGTGTCCCAGTTGATCGCGTTGCGCGTGGCGTACGTCGAGAAATACGGTTCGCCGCGCTCATCGATGTTCACCACCAGCGGGACACGACCGTGTGAAATAGCCTGGCGAACCATGCGGAAGAAAAGTTGCTTCAGGCCGAAGCCGTCGGAAGTGGCATTGTCCTCGATCCCCTTCAGGCCGGTGGGCAGCTCAATCTCCGGAATCAGCCGGGAAACCAGCCCCATCATTGACCGCAGCGAATCGCGCACCCAGTGCTCGTACTGAGCCCGGTCCGTGTAGTTCTCGTAGAGGTACTTGTTGCCGGTGGCGTCGAGCTTCTCAGCTTCGACCATGCCGCTCGGCTTGGGCAGGTTGCGCTCGTTGCGCTTGACGGCGCACTCACCCTCGAGCGCGTCGTCCATCATTTCCCATTCGGCGATGTGCGCGTCGTAGTCGGGGTTTGTCGATTGCACTGGCATCAGGCCAAGCCTCCAATTCGGCGTGTTCCGCCTGTGCGTGTTTTGATCGGGTAGCGCTTGGCAATGAAGTAGCCGGCGGCATCGTTCATGTGGTCGTGACCCTTCTTCGGATCTTTGTCCGGCTCACCCTTGTCGGTGTAGGTCTGTCGTTCAAGGCACAGCATTAGCTGTGGGCATTGATCAATATTGACCTTCAGGCGGCGCTCACCATAAGTGTTCAGGAACATGGCGTTCACAGAGTTAACGCGATCCTTAACGCCAGGGTTGGTTGAATCAACGACAACTGTGAACCCGGCCTTCTTCAGTAGCGACAGGTCGGACTCGCTCGCGTTTTTGCTGCTGGTGTTCTGCCCGCTTGCGTCGGGATAGACCGCCACCGAGTGCCCAGGGAACCGTGTCTGGATCTTCTCGATCATCTCCGGCGTGTCCCGCACACCGTGAAACTCATCCAAGGCCATTGGCAGGTCGTCACGCACGACATAGACGACGGCAGACATTTTCATGACGTTGAAGTCCATACCGATGTGCAACGCCTCGCCCGGCTTGATTCGCTCGCTGGTTCGGCACTCGTCGCGATTGAACGTGTAGTAGACAACGCCCGCGTAGTTCTCGAAGCCGGCCTCGTACTCTTGCCGGAAGGTGCGCGGATCCATCTTCCGGCGGGCAGCGTCAAGCTCTTCGGGAGGAACGTTGCCACCCTGCAATGACGTGTACTGCCAACTCTTGTGATCAGGCTCGCCACCTGGCTTGCCGTCCAGGTACGTGTCGTAGCAGTGGTTGAAGCCTTTCGGTGTACCAATCCGCAGCGCATGGCCGCCCTTGCGCACGCCGACACCTGGAATCGTGTACTGACAGGTCGACAGCATCGGCCGAAGTACTTCTTCCCATGCTTCCCACGGGCAGTCCGCCCATTCATCCACCAAGACGAAGAACAGACCGGAGCCGCGCAAGTTGTCGTAATTGTCGAGTCCTACCACGCGCATGACGTGACCAGACTTGAGCGTGATCGAGCATTCCGTTTCGTTCGGACGGTGTGCACGCCACGCTTCAGGGATTGCCTGCTTCAGCCGACGCCAGAACACGCGCTTGGCCTGCTTGAACGTCGGCGCGCCGTACCAGATCTCGTCCTCGACGCTCACACCCCACTCAGCAGCCAGCCGAGCAGCGCGTCGCATCTCAGCCTTACCCAAGAACGTCTTGCCAAACCGTCGACCACACACCGCATCGCGGAATCGCGCTTGTGGCTGGAAGCCCCAGCAGTAGATGTTCGCCTGTTTCGGCGTCAGCTTTACCGGCGGGTCATAGGTACGGGGTAGCGGGGACATTCTCATCAGGCTCCAGGGTGTACTCAGCAACGGCGTGCTGCTGGTCCGCTTGGGAGCCCAGAGGTTTTTCAGGTTCGAGGCGGCGATTCACATACACATCGCCCACTTCTTTGGCTGCCTGCTCCAGCAACTGGGCAGTCAGCGCCATGTTCTTCATGTTCTCGGCCTTTTCGGCCATGCGCCCCAAGGTGCGAAGTCGATACGCTCGGTTGGCGATCGGAATCTCTGCCGTCTCTTCGCGAAACCTCTTGCGGGTGTCGTTGAACAGCGTCTGCCACTTCAAGTGCAGGTTGCGTCCAACGTACTTGGTTGGGTCGTATGCCTCGCACTGTTGGCGGGTAACTTCGAGCCCGAATCTTTCTTTGACGGACGCCACCACTTGCGATGGCGTGTCAAAGCAGGCGAGAGCCTGTACAACAAAGGCTTTCACCTCGTCTCTGAGTGCGGCCATAAGTGGGCATCCGTCAAAGTACTGTCAAAGTCAGGCCGACTTGAGCAGACAGGTTCCGCAGGCCCTCGATATGTTCAATTTCCCTACCTCGGCAGGATTGTTTGCAGCGTCCACCAGCTCTTGCACTTGAGGGCTCGCCCCATACCGACGCACTACACCGATGAACTCTTCAACGTCGTGTCCGCGCATCTCAAGCTTGGGCAATCCTGCCTGGGTGAACTTGGGTGCACCGTACTGATCGGTCGCTTGAGCGATGTGGTACAGCTCATGTTCGACCAGTGCGCAGAAGTCAGCGTCACTGCACTGAGCGCAGTAATCGGCAGCCAGGGTGATGATGTAGGCCGGCACGTCGCCGAACCAACCCAACATCTGCTGCTCCATCCGGGCTTTCTGCCAACCACCCACGCGGAACGCTACCTGCTCGGCCTGACCTACTACCGTGCGACCTTTCTTCGTGAAGGCGGCAGACGCCCACATCACTCGAATGTCCGCATCGATCAGATGGGCATGGTCTTCGTTGTGGATGCTGCCGGTGTCGGCGAGGATCTCGGATTGGAGCCACTCCCAGACCTCGGGAGCAGGAACCAGGCGAATACCGTAGTTCGATAGCTCAGACAGGTCGAGCAACGACTCCGGAGGCATTGGCCTGCCCATACTCACCTCTACTCAAACCAGCCAGTGGCCTCTGTGCCACAGCCTCGGCAGAACACAGCGCCGTTCGCTTGGGTTCCACGACGCATGATGAAGAAGTCGTCGGAGCCACAGTTGCACTGGTAGCCCTCCTCTCCCTCGCTCGGGCCATACGGCCACTTGAATACACCACGGTGAGAGCTGCAGGACGGGCATTCGAGATTGCGGCATCCAGCGGGCGCTACAGCCACCCACTCATGCTTACAGTTCGAGCAGATGGCCTCGCCGGCCGAATGCGGCGCCTCCTGCGGCTTGAACTCGAGAATCTTTCCGGTCATGCCCTTCTCCAGTGTCGCGACACAATTTGCACTCTCGCGAAACGTGTCGCGACCTACTTGCTCTTCTGTGCAGCAGCGTATGCAGCCTCACACGCAAAGCCGGCTATTCGGCTTCGGTCAAGCGCTTCTGCCAGTCTTCCCGCTTCTTCGTCAGCGCTTCTACGCAGGTCGGCGAGCAGAACGGTAAGGTCGGCTCTTGCCTGGCTTCCGCTGGCAACCTCGGCAGCACAAGACTTTCGCTTGGCGAGGAGGTCGGCGATTTGCTGCTGCAGGCTGCGAGCCCGGTTATCAGCAACAACAACGGCAGCCGACACATGCTCAGTTTTGGCTTTCGCATCGTCGGAGACTCGATTGATGTCATTGGTGATCTCGCGCTGAATGCGGAGCGTGTTGGTGAGCGAGCCCACGCGGGCTGTGGCGGTGTCGCGCTCGGCGGTGATGGCTGCTCGATCGTCCTTTACGCTATCGAGTCGAAGCGACAGGTACCCAACGGCTGCGAGCGCTGCCAGCATTACCCACACCCACGCTGGGACCAGCTTCAGCAACGCGTTCACGGGGCCTGCCGCTCTACGGCTTCGTTGACCTTCTCCGCCGCCTTGCTCGCCGTGTCGGCGGCCTGGACTGCTGAGTTCGATGCCTCTTGCACCTTTACTGCCGCGTCCTGCGTCTTTTCGGCCAGACTGTTGAGGCGAACATCACGCTTGCCCAGCGCAGCGTCGTACGCGGCGCGCACCTCGGCGAGCTGCTTGGTCTGCTCACTGCTGGCTGACCACACGCCAGCCTGGTATCCGAGGATCAAGCCGCCGGCGAGCAGCAGTGCGGCGATCACCCAGATCTCTGCCCGCCGCCACCAGCGGCGAGCGATGAATTCCATTGCGCATCTGTCCATCAGTTCATGTCTCCCAGCTTGGTACGCAGGCGGGCGATCTCTTCGCTCTGCGAGGTAACTGTGGCGGTGAGCTGTGCGACTTGACTGGTGAGGGCTTCGATCTTCCCCTCCATCCGCCCTACTGCAGCGGCAAGCTCGTTGCGCTCTTTGGCAAACTGGTCAGCGCGGGCTTCAGCCTCCTTTCGCGCTACACGCTCGGAGTCCAGCAGCTCATTCAGCCGGCGAAGCGTGAAGATGTCGGCGTTATCCATCGCCCTGTCAGCAGCATCCTTCGAGAGGAACTTACGCAACCAGAGGAAGCCACCGAAGAGAGTGAGGCCCGTACCGCCCAGCCAGGTAGCTGTGCCTGGGCCGAGGTCAGTAGGATCCATCGCAACTCCATCATGAAAAGCTGACCCGTCAGGCCAGCACAAATAGGTCGGCGTCCGCTGCACTCCCAGCTCGGGGCTATGGGTGTGGGGAGCCGAAAACGAAAAAGCCTCAGCGAATGCAGAGGCCCTGAATAGGTGCGCTCGTCTTTCCGAGCTGTCGGCCAAAGACCATCCCAGCGTCGACGCCCCTTTGCATCGATCTCGCTGTTCCTGTCTCGCGCCACCCTGAAAGCATTGTGAGGTCAGAGTGCGCGGGCTGCCGGCGTTGATCCGTGCGTCGCACTATCCGGCTATCGACGTCCAGGCCTTCCCGAGGGCTGTCCTGGCTACAGGTAAAACTACAGATTCTTTTTGTGGATGCGCCAACCCATGGCGACACCGGGGTGCAGATACTCTCCGGTGCGCGGATGGCGCGAGAAATCGGTCTCGCCAACTTGGCGTGCGATTGCCTCCCACGCCGTTCTGGCGCGATCCAGCAGATTGCTCTTGGCTTTCAGCTTCACGCGCACCTCCAGAAGGTTTAATTCAAGGCAATAAAAAAGCCCGCCTAGAAGCGAGCTCTTGTACTAGATTTGGATTTCAGCCATTCAAATGGCAACACCAGCGAGGGAAGAATGCCGAAGTTACGAACCTTTGAAATCAGCTACACCAAGAACGGCGAGAGAAACACGTTCAGCGTACAAACTGAGAATTTTTACGATCACGAAGAGTGGCGTCTCGTGGCTTCACGCTTCTACCTCTCTCATTCAAATGATCAGGCGGAGGATGAAACACCGCAGACGTGGAAGTCTCTTTGCCAAGATGCCGGGTATACCGACGTCACGTTTGTTGAGATTCCATAAAAAAACCCGGCGCGGTGGCCGGGTTTCGTTTGTCACTCCTCGATACGCGCAGGAATAACAGGATGGGATTAATTTCGCTCATTCGCTCACTGATGTCAACAGGCAATCACGCAGCTTGTTCAATCAGCAAACCTTCGCCTCCGAGAATGTCGGCGGCGTGTGCCAGCGCCTCGTTTACCAGGTCATCAGCAGCCTTGCCGATATCCTGACGCCACCGGCGGCGTGTTGACTCCGGCGTGCCGTCGTTTTCCCAAGTGTTCATGTCATAAAAGCTGTCCTTGAGCACGATCATGTCGGCGGATCGGGATGCATCGCGCTTGACCTTCGCTTGGCCGGCAGCCAGCGCAGCCTTCACCACAGCCTCACGGCGCCACTCTGGCGCATCGATCGGGATCTCGACGGATACGGACGTCGCCACCTTCGGTCGCGCGCCCTTCAGCTGCGGGATAGCCCAGGCAGTGGTCGCCTTGAACAGGAACAGCTTCGGCGCCGGCGTGTTGATCTGGGCCTGCATTGCCGCAATGGCTTGCACCTTGCGTCCCTTGTGGGTGCTGTACTTCGCCACCAGCGCATCCCAATGCTTCTGCTCGAGTGCGCTGTGCAGCCGGGCGGATACCCAGCAATCAACCTGAGTGCGGTCGATGCTGTCGGCACCACGGGAACGGACCAGAGTCGCCAGATCGCCACCCTCATCCTCGTCGGCAGAGTTGTACAGCTTCTGCCACGCCTGCTTGCTGGTGTTGTCGATCGCCTCAGCCGCGAGGGCCGAAACAACTGCGTTCAGAACGCTTGGATAGATCATGCTGCAGCCCTCTTCAGTTCTCGGGTCTTGGCCCGGTATTCGGCCTTGATGGTTTTGATTTCTTCGACGGTGTACTTGCGGGACTCATGAGGCCCTTCAAGCCATGCCACGGTTTCGGCGCCGATGCGCAGCACCAACCGGATGCGGTACTCGACAGCGTTGCCGGACAGGTTGCGGTTGCACTTCACGCACTGGCGGTGAATGTTCAGCGGCTCGAAGCGAAGCTCGGGACACGCACCGACAGATCGGTAGTGGCCGGCGTCCCAGCGGCTGCCGGTCATGAGGTCGTTGTCGTTCGGCATCGAGTCGCAGCTGATGCAAGGCAGGTGCGCGTCACGCAGGCGGACGTACTCGTTCACGGCGGCCTGTGCTTCGCGCAGGTGATCCGCCCTGCTCTTCAGCTTCTCCTTGCGTACCTGGATCTCGCGGCGGTCGCGCTGGGCAATGGCCTTGCGGGCTTTCTCCATGTGGCGCGGTGCATCGATGGCCGCGCAGGCCGGGCTGCAAACCGCCTGCCCCATCCGCGATGGGACAAATGAGGCCCTGCAAGTAGCGACTCGGCATTTCTTCGGTTTGGGCTGCTTCCGTTCAATCGTCATGCGGCCTCCTGGCTCAGCAAATCATCGAAGTACACGCCCTGCGGTGCGAAGCGCGCGACAATGCGGTCGGTGTAGGCAATGCCCTGGGAACGATTGAACAGACTGGTCACCGGGAAGCCGTCCGGCCCGAACAGGTGGCACCCGCCCATCATGTCGAGCTTGGTTTCGTACGGCAGATGACGCATCACCCGGTACCACTCAGCCTGAAACCCGGCATCCTCGTTCAGAAGGATTTGCACGCCGATGTGCAGCTTGCAGTAGCGACGGGCTTCAGCCTCATCGCCGATCTGGGTCATTTCCGCGATGCGCTTGTACATCGCGAACCACAGGCGGTTTTGGTCGAGCGTGCGGTCTTTGCCCGGTCGCAGCGACACGACGACGAACTTCTTGTCGCGGAACATGGTGCTGAGCGCGGTAATGGCCTCGGAGAGTTTGGCCTGGCAGTTGACGCTGATTCGGTCAGTCATCGCGAGACTCCTTCAGGGAGCTGGCCAGCGCATCGGCGGCGCATTCACAGGCGCCAAGATCGCTTGATTCATCACGGATGGTGGAGAGCGCTTTGCGCAGAGCCTCGATCTCTGATTTAAGCTTTCCGGTATTCATTTCTTGACGGCGTATGCGCCCTGCGGCTGCCAGCAGCACAGTTACGAATTGGTTCTCTCCCTCTTCGCCGGAGTTTTCCTGAAAAGACTGCGCGTTATCGACCAGCTCCTTGATCAGATCTTGTGCCAGCCAGTCATGAGGCCCGATCAGCGCCACGTTCTCGCCCAGCAGCTCCAGCGCCACCTCCTCTACGGTCTTCTCCCCGAGGAATTCCTGCAGCGCCTCGGTGTTGCGCTTCCAGTCTGCACAGTCGGCACGGTACGACGCGGCTTCTGCCCACAGCAGCTTCTGGAGTTTTTGTTTATCGATACTCATTGAGCCGCACTCTTGCTTCCAATTGTTCGGCCTGCTGAATGAGCAGCGCCCGGCGATCCGCCAACTCATTGGCTGCCTGAATTCGCATTTCTGTTTTTTCCTCGGCTGATGCTTGGCGCATGGCGAGCATCGAATCCTTGACCACGGCGAGCTTCTCGCGCAGTTTCGGCGAAGGCCGGGCAACCTCACCGGTGAGCAGCGCTACGACGGCCCGACCGTCTTCAGTGACCGGCACGACACTCAAGTCGGCAAGGTACTGCTGAGCGCGCTCCTGAGGGATTCGCTGCATCTGCACGGCCTTGGTGATCGCTTGTGTGCGGCGGTTGGCGTCGAAGCCGACCGACACATGCCAGTTCACTTCCTTGCTGTCCTCCCGGGCCTGCCCCACCAGCCGCTCGTAAGCACTGTTGAACGCCATGCGCGCGCCGACCTTGTCGCCGGCGTCGAGGACAGGTTTCGCCGCTGCAAGTGCGAGCTGGATCTCGTCAGTCAGCACCACGGTTTCGAATTCATCGTTGGTGGTCATCGCGATCGCCCAGGCCTCGTCCTTGCCCGGGCGCCCGTCGGCGATCTGAACTCGCTGGAGAATGTCAGCCATTGCCAACTTGCCTCTCACTTCAAAGCGGCAGGCCTTCAGCGCGGCTTTCACGACCGGTACCGGGTAAGCGCAAAGGTCTTCGGCCATGATCGCCGCGGTGCCTGGGTTCATTTCCTGACCCATGGCCTCAGCGGTGGCGCAGATCGCTGCAGCAAGCCCGGCAACCTGCTGGTCGTTCATTTCAAAGGTATTCATTGCGCTCCCCTGCTTGGCGCTTGGCCAAGACCATTTGCGCGGCCTGCTCGGCGGCGGAGACGTTCGCTTCGGTACGTTCCATCTGGCGCGCGGTTGTTCCGTTGATGCGCTGCCCGGTCACCCACTGGGTGTGATAGCTCTCGGCGTTGGCCAGCAGCTCGTTGAGGCTGTGGCACTTGCGGAGTACAGCGGCATCGCTGGTTTTCAGGAAGTGGGCGGCGACGTGATGGGCGACATCGGCGCCGAGGCGATCGACCAGTTGGCCGAGTTGTCCACCGACCTTGGCGTTCCACACGGGCCAGGTGCTGTAGCGCTTGCGGTAGGCCATGGCGTAGTTCGCCCAGACCTTGAAGGTTTTGCAGGACTGATCTTTTGGGCCTGGCATGTCGGCGGGAATCTCAACCCGTGGCGTATCGGTGCGATCAACCACCAGCACCAAGTTGCGGGCCGGCTTGTCCGGGCTGCCTTGCAAGTCCTGACTGGTATCCTGACTGGTATCCTGATTGGTACCCTGATGATTGGTATCCTGATTTGTCGGAGATTTTTCCGACCCTTGTTCGGATTTTTCTCCGACCTTGCTCGGATTTTTTTCCGAGGTAGATCGGATTTTTTTCCGACCTTCGTTCTTTGGTGGGGTCGGATATTTTTCCGACCCATCCAGTTTCTGATTCCACTCGATCGCCTTCTCGGTCAGACGAAACAGGGTGATGTTCGAAGTGCTGGAAAGCTCAATCAGACCGGCCTCTTCTAGGGCCTTCAGCATGCGGTAAGCAGTGTCTGGCTTGTCAGTGAGCAGCGGCAGCTCCTCGATGATCTTGGCCTTGCTTAGCGCGAAGAAGATCCCGTCGTCAGTCTTGATTGGCTTGGTCCAGCTCGGGCAGCCGTAGACGAAGGCGAACAGCAGGGCCTGCTGAGAATTCAGCCCCCACTCCAACGCCTTCACCTGATTGATCGTGACGGTGAATTGCATATCAGGCCTTCCCGACCAGTTTGGCCAATTCAGGGAAACGATCCACGTACCAGTGAGGCTGTGTCTCGCGGGGGCATTGAGGACTGGTGAGGTTCTTGCCGTAGGCTAGGCCCTTGTCAGTCACCGACCAGAAGTCGACCATTTCATGCTTGGAGTTTTTGCGCTGGAGCTGCTGGAGGAAACCGTGGGCTTCAAGAGCAAGGTTGAACGCCCGCGTTGTGCAAGCAATGCCGTTTTCCTTGATCAACGCGGTGACAGCCTTCGTCGGGATCGAGCCGCCACCAGTGGCATCTGGCGCGGCATCGATCGCGTAGGCCGGCAGGAAGCTCGACTCCAGACCGTTGTTGGTGGCGATCTTCGCCAGCATCATCACTTGGCTTGAGGGCGACGGCTTTAGGAGGCGCGTATAGCACTCCATTAGCGCCAATTCCCCGACAACCTTCGAACTGCTAGGGCTGGAGGCTTCGAACTTCCCGGTTTTGCGAATGCTCGGCAGCACCTCGCCAACCACCCATTCTTCGAAGCGCTCGGCGCCGACAAGCTTGGAGCGCATCACCAGTCGGTAGACATCGCGCTCAGGAATAACCGTCATGAATCCACCACCCTGTTTCGGGGTAGTGGTCGCGGCCTTGCAGTGACGGGAGATCGCGTTCTCTGGCTTGGCATAACCCAAGGCGTCGGCTACATCACGGGCAACAAACCATGGATCGCCGAGCTCGTCGGTGATGACGCGGATGGCGCCGCCATCAAAGTCGAAAGGAATTACTGATTTGGCACACGACACGTTTTGCGATTTGTTAAAACGTGTCGCGACATTGTTCGGGGTATTGCTGGAATTTGGCTGGCTCTGCATAATCGGGCCTCTCTAGTTTTGCGAATCAGCCGACCTTCTCCGTCGGCTTTTTTGTGCCTGGGATTCAGGCTGCCTTCACCGAGGCATCCATCACGTCGAGGCTCTGCCGAACGTGGTTGATCTCTTGGCGGATCAAGTTTTTCTCAAAAGCGCTGACGTGGTTGTCATCCAGCGCCTGGTGCACCGCGATGGTCAGATCGGCGACCTCTTTGCCGACGTTGATCAACGATTTGGTCAACGCTTGTGGCTCCGGTGCGGCTTTCGCCACGAGTTCGAAACCGAAGTCGCTCGCCAGTGCTGCCAGAGGGCGCATGTCGCCGGTATGCAGCAAAATTCCGAACAAATGCTCCACGGTCAGGCGGTGAGCTTCATTTTCTGGATTTGCACGCTGAAGCAGGCCGACATGAGGAACGCCCATCTTTGCAGCAAGGGTTTTGGCTTCGTTGTCTAGTACAGCGCTCTGGCAGGCCCGCAGAAAATCTTCCATTCGTAAAACCTCAAATTTGTTTCCGTGGCGCCCTGCCAGTGCGTGGGCGATCATTTGTTCAAGCAGTCAGCAATGATGTTTCAAGCTGCTGTGCGTTTCGGACGCGCAGGTATCGGGCGAATTTCGTTCGCCTCAATGCGCCCGTCGTCATACAGAGTGATTTCAATGCTTCTGCCGGCTCGAACCATTTGCGAGATCGCGCTCTGGTTCACGCCGAGAGCAGCAGCAAGCGCGGCTTGAGTGCCGTGCTCTTCTAAGTATTTGCTCAAAGGGATCTTTTTCATGGAATTTCCACGGCTTGATATCTGCCATGGATAGTAGCAGCGCTGCTTTTTATCAGCAACAAAATACTAGCAGCGCTATTTGCGCGGGTATCAGCTCTGCTAATACTCTTGTCAGTATGAAAATACGCCGCCCCCTTACCCCCGAAGAAGTCGCCGAGAGCGCCAGGCTCAAGGCTATCTACGAACAGCGGAAATCAGCTGCAAAAGCTGCGGGACGCAGCCTGACGCAGGCGGATGTTGCAGAGGCGTGCGGATGGTCTGGGCAAAGCGCATTCAGCCAATACGCCACCGGGAAGGTGCCACTAAATGTGGAAGCGCTGCTGAAGCTCGCAAAGGCGCTCAACTTCGATGCAAGCGAGGTCAGCTCTCGACTGTTATCCACTGTTGCCAGCGTGCAGCAGGACCGCATACAGCCAAGCGTAAAATTAGGAAGCATCGAGACTTGGGACGACGAAACTCCGCTCGATGACGATGAGGTGTACGTCCCCTTCCTTCATGAAGTGGAGCTGGCGGCCGGATCAGGCAGGTTTGCGATTGAGGAAAGCGCTAACTCGCGCCTGCGCTTCAACAAGAAGGACTTGCGCCATAACGGCGTCCAGTTCAGCAACGCGAAGTGCGTGAAGGTTGGCGGTAACAGCATGGTGCCTGTGCTGCGCGACGGCGCCACGGTCGGCGTGAACGTTGGGAAAAACTCGCTGAGCGATATCGTCGACGGTGAGATGTACGCCATAAACCACAACGGCCAGCTCCGCGTAAAACAGGTCTATCGCATCCCTATCGGCATTCGCCTGCGTAGCTTCAACCGGGACGAGCACCCGGATGAGGACTACACTTTCGAGCAGATCAAGGAGCAGCAGATTTCTATTCTGGGCCATGTGTTTTGGTGGGCGATGTACTCTCGATAAAAATCAATCCAAATAAATATCACATGGAGTTCAAGAATGGAATTCAAGGAAGTTAAAGAGATTGCAGAATTTATATATTACCTCTCCTGGCCTGTTGTAATATTTGGCATTCGAGCCGCTTGGCTACAACTAAAAGCATCCAACGATGAGTCTGCGACTCGCTTTAAGAGAGAAAGCATTATTACGTCCATCGAAATACTTGAAAGAAAGATGGATCAAATTAATGTCAGTTTTTGCAGCGCCTTTGATCTCGAGACATCGGCAGACGAACCGGAGCACCCATACGAAATCATTGGATACTCTTCGGCGCACAACAAATTTACGGATGAGTGGAAAAAATGGTACCACGACGCGGATCAAATAAAGTTCAGCAACCATATTACAGACAGCCTAAATCATCTTGAAACTCTATCCCAATATGTTTTTTCGGGAGTTGCCGACGAGGATATGTGCTACAAACTCGAGAGCGCACCAATACTGAAATTTATTAACGACATGATGCTTTACTTAGTAGAAGCAAGAACCACTGACGATGATCCCTTATATGAAGGAATCGTTAATCTTCATCAGACATGGACTGCAAAGTTACACCACGACACAAGTCAGAAGGAGCTTATCAAAGCCCAGCAAAATGCTGTTATCAGGAAAGCCCCGGAGCGCTTTCCGGTTCTTGGCGTAAAATAAAAGAGACCAGCTCACCTTTTTTACGCCATGTCTAAAGCTTCTAATTTTAAGTGAATAATTATCAATATCCCTAGGCCCTTAAACTTCGAGCGTTCAAGGGCCTCTCCTCGACTACATCAGCACACCAGCTTCAGCAGTTTGTTGTACTGCTCCTCGGTATCCATCCGGATTTCGGGCTTTTCGAGTAGCCTTCGACATCCGGCGAGCGCCTGTCCTTTCCGATCATCGCTCACGGTGTCCACGTGTAAGGTTGTGAGTCGGTAGAGGCCAAACCGTATTCAAGTGTTCGGTGGTGCCGAATGGCGGCGTATCAGATAGTGGCTCTGCGCCACAGATGGTAAAATTTTGGCTCAATTGAGGAGGGATCCAATGAAAGGATTTGGGACCGTTGCAATAGTTGTCGGCATCTGCTGGCTGGTATTTGCGCTTGGTATGGATGTTTCCGTCGCGACGGGATCCGGCGGTAGGGTTAACAACCTTGGTCTCATGGCTGACCGCCAAGTGCATACCATCGTAGGCGGCATGATTATGTTGGCAGGCTTACTCATGATTTTGCTGGGGGGCAAATCCTCCGCGGCCCAAGCTGGCGCTGACACCGACACTCGCCCCTGCCCTCTCTGTGCCGAATCTATCAAGATGGCAGCAATAAAATGCAAACACTGTGGTGCTGACGTTGAGCCGATGGCAGCTCCAAGACTGAAAAATGGATGGGTCGCTTCAACTTCCTGTCGTGACGAGGAAGAGCAGCTGCGCACGATAGAAGCCATTGCTGCCACCGGACTTCCCGTAGTTTCGATGATCGGCCTGGCCGTTGGCGCAGGGCCATTCGAGACGAAGGACGAAGCCAAGCAAGCCCTGATCACAATGCGAGACGGCCCAAGACTGTTCAGCGAGATTGTTTACAGGGATTCAGTGAGCGGGAAATATCCGCCTATCACGGACAGTATTATCGAGCGTTCTTTTCAGGGTTGGACAGTTCGGATTAAAACCCCTCCATCAGACTCGATCAGAATTGAGAACCTCCTTGAAAGTCTAGCCATACCAGTGCTTGCGGTAGATGGCAACACTATCATCACGGGCCCCTTTGAGAATGAGCAATCCGCCAAAGTGGTCTCTGTGGAGCTCAGTGACAACCATGATATTCAATGCAACATGTACTGGGTACCGTCTTAAGCTGATCCAACGAGACGACCTATCAAGCCCGCTGAACGCGGGCTTTTTTGTGCCCTCAAAAATTATTATTAGCAGCGCTATTTACTTTGAATAGCAGCGCTGCTACTTTTATTCGCAAGCCGGATAACTCCGGCCAAGCAGCGAAAGCCGCGCAGCTCTTTAGCGACACCCTTTGCCGGATCACCACCGGCCCAGATTCGAAGGCAGCGATGAACCGGCCTCAACGGTTCAGAGGGTTAGCAACTGACCCGGGCGTGCAGCGTAAAACGTCGAAAGCAGTTATCCAGCGGGAGAACAAGCCGAAAGGCCCGCGGCTGGAGGAACAACGAGATTATCGGTCGAGCCGACGCCAGTAGCGGGCGCGGCCGAGTAGGTCACTTTCGGCGGCCGCCTCCCGGCGATCCGCCGTGAAAGACCTGAGTTTCGAGATAGAGAGTGTCGCCTTCTCCGGGCTTGTACGGGGTCTTCCGCTCAATACGGCAGCCCTTGCACATGATCGGCACCGGCTTCCAGCTGTAGTGATACCGGAAATGCGATTTGCAGAACCTGCAGGTCGTCTCGGGCCACTCTCGATCCCTTCGCTCCTGAGTCAGTGAGGTCTTCAGTTGTCGCAACAGTTCGAGGCTTTTTGCATCCATGTGAAAGCTCCAAGGTTTTCACGGATCGTATCAGCCTGCCCACGCGCAGCCCACTGCGACGGCGGACGAGGTGTTGACCGAACTGAGTGAATGACCTGGTAAGCGGGTGCGGAGCAACACGGAATTTTTCACTGATGCACCTGGTGACGGGTGCATTGGGAAAACAACCGGAGAATCACGATGACGCGCAATGAACATGAAGAAATCGAAAGCTACGCACTTGCAGCAATGATTGGACTTGTGTCCTTCGGCGGTGTGTCGCCAGAGCTCATCCCAAGCAAGGCCTTCGATATCGCGGAGTCGTTCCAGCAAGAAAAGCTGAAGCGCATCGGCGAGAAGCCGCCTTACGACGCGTGACAACCAGCGCCACGACAGCCTGTCGTTAACTGCCCGATCCTCTCTATGAGAGCGCATCGGGGTGTGATCTGAGGCCAAGCCTCGGGCAGCGGATGTGCAAACCGGTTGCCTATAGGGCCGTCCCTTCCGCCGAATGCCGGTTGAGCCCCGGCCAGATCACACCCCGATGCGACACCCGATAGCTCAAAGGTTGCAGCTGTATTGATATTCGAATGGGAAAAAGACGGTATCGACCACCAGAGAAAACGGCGCGTCGATCAGCAAAAAGGGTATCAGCTTTCCTTTGGAGGTACCCACCAACCACCAGTCGAATCGCACGCCAATGTAGGGGCACCGGTGCTTGTCATAGTCCATGCGCATGGCGGTTGCCATACACCCACCCAGGCTGGCAATCAGCACCAGTAAAATCGCTCTTCGAACCACGTAACGTCCTTATTACTTCTTTGTGCGGAGCTGGATAGACGCTGGCGCGCAGAGTTAGTCACCCTTCCCCGACACCACCCGAATGCACTCCCCTCCGCGCCCAACGGCAACCAGCGGAGCGGATGAGTGCATCCGAGTTTTGTTGGATCAACACCCGCCACCACGGAGGCGACCATGACAACCAGCTATGCAGACAGTGCGCAGGCCCGAGAGTGGGATCGGCGCTTTGATGAATGGGGGCGCCCGAAAGCGCCGAAGGTTGAAGACTTTCACGACTACGAAGCCGCAGCTCAAGAACTGACACAGCGTCAGGCGCTGATGGCAGCTCAAGAGTTGGTCGACCGCAAGGCGCGGGCCAAGCGAGTCGCGGCAGCGGTGGTCGCCTACGGCGAATTCTGGGGGCTCAAATGAACATCCAGCAGCGTGACCATCAAACGGCGGTGACCTGGATCGAGGGCGAGATCAGCAACATGATCCGCGACCTCGGCAAGCCCAACGCCAGCGCCGCAGCGACATCCTGCATCACCCTGGCCTTCATGCTTCGTGCCATTGATGACAACGAGCACCGTCACTACCGCGCACGCATCGACCAGATTTACGCCTCCTACAACGCCTCCGTCTCGCAAGGAGCTGCAGCATGACAACCGCCCCGGTAAAAACGCTTCTCGATGAGCAGTTGGAAGAGATTGAACGCAGTCTCGCGGTTGTCGGCGCTGGTATCCCTCGTGAGCTTCCTGTTTCGGCGCTCCCTCCTCCACTGGTGGTGGCCATCAAACAAGGCCGCATCGCTGTGAGGGCTCGGCCATGAAAATCATGTTCTGGTGTCTTGCCGCTGGCCTGCTGGTGGTTATGGCTGCATACAGTGCGGCTCGCGATTCGTCCAGCGTTTGCCAGGTGCCGCGCTCCACCACCTACCAGGTGTTCCGATGACCAGCCTTCAGCGTGCACGCCGCATCCTGATTCGGCGCGGCTCGTTTCGAGTCCTCTCGATTTACACCTTCCTGATGCTGCTCAGCGCCCTCGCCGATCGCATCACTCAATAAACAACACCACCACGAGCTGCGCTCGGCGCGGCAAGGAACCGTCATGTCCGCAAAAGCCCAACAAGCACCTTTGCAAGAGTCCATCGAAATGACCGCTGTAGCGCCAAAAGTAGCTGTCACTGACATCGCCGAATATCGGCCGCATGAAGAACAAATCGTCCGCTTGGAAACGACCTACGCGAACCTCGTTGTCGACTGCTCTACAAGTGAGGGCTTGGCGAACGCGAAGGAAGTTCGCGTGGATATTCGCGATGTCCGCTACGCCTTGGCTAATACCACAAAAACGGCGCTGATTCCCTATCAACAGGCGGTTAAAGACGCCCAGGCTCGCGTCAACCAAGTGAAGGAGTTCGGTGAGGCGTTGAAGGATCGCGTACTGGCGATCGAAGCGCCTGTCGACGAAGCCATCAAGGCCGAAGAAAAGCGCGCAGCTGACGCCAAGGCCGAACGCGAGCGCATCGAAGCTGAGCGCATCGAAGCCATCCGAGCAAAAATCACCCGATTCAGCTCAGTCGCCGCTGCATATGCAAGCCGTAACGCTGCCGATGTTGCCAACGTGCTTCTGAGCGTCAAAGAGTCGGTAATCCTGCCAGACGAATACGCCGAGTTCGAAGCGGAAGCCACCATTGCCCGCGACAACGCTATTGATCAGCTTGAAGCACTGCAAAGGGCTGCTGTTGACCGCGAACAGGCGGCAGCCAAGCTGCTGGCCCAACAAAAAGAGCTGGATGAACTGCGTGAGAAGCAACGCATCGCCGATGCTGAAGCAGAAGAGTTGCGCAAGCAGCGTGCCGAGGAAGATCGCCTGCGTTTGAAGAAGCAGCAGGATGAGCTCGACCAGCAGCGTCGCGATATGGAAGCGCAACAACGCCGGCAACGTGAGCAGCAAGAAGAACAGCAGCGCCAGCAGCGCGAACGCGATGCGCAGTATCAGCGTGACCAAGAAGAGTTGGCTCGCCTGCGCGCACTGGCTGCAGCACCCGCTGTGGTTGCAGACGTCATCACGACACCCGCCGTTACCGACACATCGTCAACAGCTGCATCGGGAGCTGATCCGGTTCCAGTGGCTGACGAAGTCGCTGACTCGAACATGCCGAGCGCCAGCGAAGTGGTCGAGGTCGTGGCCATGGCCTTCTGCGTCACCAATGACGAGGCATCGGCCTGGCTGCGCGCCCTGTCGTTCTAACAAACCCTGAAATCACCCCGGAGGCCGGCCAAAGTCGTCGGCTATGGAGTTAGGAATGAACGCTCAAACCCAGATCGCTACTGTACCAATGGACACCAGCCCGACAGGGCTGATCCTCAATCGCGACAGCATGCAGTCGATGACTGAGCTCGCAGGCATCATGGCAGGCGGCAAAACCACCCTGCCGAAGCATTTCCACGGCAACACTGCCGACTGCATGGCAGTGATCATGCAATCCATGCAATGGGGCATGAACCCCTTCCAGGTGGCGCAGAAGACATTCATCGTCAACGGCGGCCAGCTCAGCTATGAAGCACAGCTCGTCAACGCGGTGATTACCACGAGAGCGCCGACCCTTGATCGAATCCATTACGAGTGGTTCGGCGACTGGGACAAGATCATTGGCAACTTCCGTGAAATCGAAAGCAAAAAGCAAATGGATGATCACGGACAGCCGAAGAAATACCGCGTCCCAAACTGGAACATAAACGACGAGAAAGGCCTCGGCGTCCGCGTCTGGGCTACGTTCGTTGGCGAAGACGCTCCCCGCGAACTGACCACCTTGATGACTCAGGCACGAACCCGAAACTCTACGCTATGGGCGGACGATCCGAAGCAGCAGATCGCGTACCTGGCCCTCAAAAAATGGGCTCGTCTGTATTGCCCCGACGTGATTCTGGGCGTGTACACACGTGACGAGCTGGACGACGGCTACGCGCTTCCGGAAACGGATGTTACCCCACGATCTACCAACGAAAAGCCAGCAGATGTGGGAGCTGCGTCGGTTCCTCAGGGCGACGCCACCGACGCAACTGCGGACCTGTTCGAGCAGCTCAAAAAGATCGCTCAAGAACAAGGAATTGATGGCTACGAAAAAGCCTGGAAGGCACTGAAACCGCAGCAGCGTGGCGCAATTGGCGTGACACGTCACGGTGAGCTGAAGTCGATTGCACAGACAATTGAGGCAGAGTTTACAACCCTCAATGAAAGCTCGAGCGCCAGTGCTGACAACGATCCGCAGGACGGTAATCAATGAACGCCTCAGTAGACCTTCAGCGCACCGAGCAGTGGCATCAAGACCGCAGCGGGCGCCTCACGGCAAGCAGGTTCAAGGATGTGATTGCTTGGGGTGATCGTGACAAGCAAGGGAAGCGCAAGCCACTCGCGGCCCGCACCACTTACATGCGCGAGTTGGCCTTCGAGCGACTGGCCAACCGATCGAAGCATTCGGTCAGCAGCAAGTCGATGGCGTGGGGTACCGAGGTCGAGCAGTCGAGTCACGACTTTTACGAAATTCTGACCGGCAATACCGTCATCAAGTCGGGCTTCTTGGTTCATCCAAAATACGACTGGTTGGGCTGCTCTCCGGACGGCTTGATTGGCGAGGACGGCGGCATCGAGTCGAAGTGTCCATTCAATGAAGCCGTCCACGTTCGAACCTGGCTCGAAGGAATGCCCGACGAACACAAGCCTCAGGTTCAGGGCTGCATGTTCGTTACGGGCCGGGAATGGTGGGATTTCCTGTCGTTCGATCCGCGACAGGATGAAGACTGCCGCCTGTACATCGAGACCATCAAGCGCGATGACGAGTACATCGCGATGCTTCATCAAGAGCTGGTCCAGTTCAATTTGGAGCTTGGCCGGATGGTTGACGAAGTAGCGGACAGAGCGCGGGCGCAAGCCCATCGATTAGGAGCCTGAGCATGATCAGCAACAACCTCAACCTCGTCGAGCAGCACCGACCCGACGCCGAGTCGATCGCTGAACGAATCGCGCAGTACCTGGCCGCTGGCGGACGGATCGACCAACTGAAAAGCCCGCCGCGCAATCCGCTCCCGCCGCCCCGCTCGAAGAAAATAGACCCTGAAACGGTCCTCAAGCGTCGGCCGAAACCGATATCGGCCGCCGAACGCAAGGCGCTGCGCAAAATGGCAGACTCGCTATGAAGTCGAAACGCAAACCCAACAACGGTTTCGCCCGGGCTGAACGCAGCTGCCGGGCGCTGCTGCGCACCAATCACGTCGCAGTGGTGAACATCGACCCCAGCGGCAGCCAGATCATGGCGAACTGGAAGAGCTGCAAGCAGATCCGCAGTCTGGCGATCGCCAACGCAATCTTTGATTTCTCCTACCGCTGGACGATCTACATCGCCGCCATGTGTCGAGACGAGCGTGGCGCCGAGTACATCAAGTCGGTGGAGATCTCGCCCGAGGGCATCTACAAGGTCGAGCGACTGACTGATGCGATCGAGCATTACTACCTGGAACTGCGCAACAGCGCGAACCCAAACCATCTGGTTGCCTCAGGCTGGATCGCCATTCCTGACGAGATATCGATGGACGAAGCGCAAGCCGCGAAGCTGTTCTACGCCGCCGGCGCTTGGCATCAGGTGAAGGTCGCAGCGTGAGACGTTTTCGCACCCAACAACGCAAACGACAGACCTGGCTGGACTTGCCGGCCAGCGGAATTGAAGAGGTAGGCCATGGCCAAGAGCAATGCGCAATTGCAGAAGGACAAGCGAGCCAAGGAGAAGGCGCTGCTCGATCGGATCGGCGCCGAGAAGCGATCGCTGATTGTTTCGAAGGCGCTCGATGATGCGCTTCAGGTGCTGGGCGAGCGCCACGGCTTCGAGGAATGGCAGGAGACGGTGTCGACGTTCATCATCAATCTGGCCGGGGCGCAGGCCGAAGAGTCGGCCCGCTTCGCCAGCATGTCGCGACCTGAAATCGTCGTAAAGCAAAAGTGGTCGCGGCAGCTTGAAGCGTTCGCCGCGACTGGGATTGAGACGTGATCAGTTGTACTGGATGCCGGGTACATGGTTATGAATCATGAGCAACGACTTCATCCGATCCTGGACATCTTCGTCACCTGTCACAGATTCAGCCCATTGATCTACTGCGTCCGCGATTTCCAAACAAAACGTGTCAACCTGAAGCTGAAGCGTGTTACCGATCTGGTTTCGGTGGATCGAACTATTGTTGCCTGGCGGAATTATGAAATGGAAGTCATCCAGCGCTTTTCTCGCGTGCTGCTGTGTGATGTCGCTGCCGCCTTCATGCAGGTAGCTGCAGCGAAGCGCATAACAATCTTCACCTGAAAGGAAAACATGAAGTCCCATCATGGGGATATTTCGCGTATAGCCCGGCTCCATCCAAATCTTAAACCAAGCTGGATAGCGTTTTCCGCTTTTCATAGCTGGGTATGCAAGCCGACCGCAAACGTCTGGCAAAGTTAGAGCAGTCGAAAGTGCTACGTACCAATCTTCGTTCGCAACTGAAGACCTCAGGCTGTCGGTGAAGCGCTTCATTTTCAGCTCCTTGATCCGGCCCTATGCCGGGCCGAACACAAATACCGCAACGACGGGCAATGCGCCAGCTCAGACGAAACTAGGCGGCTCAACGATACGATGACCCGACTCCATGTAGCTGGCCAGGTCGATCACCTCCCGAAGGAACACGACCACCTCCAGCTTCACCGCGTCGTCCGGCAGCCCTATCCGTTTAAGCATAGCCTTGGCGTCCTCTTCGATAGCCGCCAGCGCATCTACATCGCTCTGCAACCTCATGTCGGCCTCCTGCCAGTGTGAGATTGAAGATAAATACCCCACTTCTACGAATCACGCTAGCCGGCGAGGCAGGCGCGCCGCTCAAGCGAGCTAGAGTTAGAGGGCCGCAAAGCCTAGCTAATCTTCAGTTCCGTCGGCGAAATCGTCATCATAATCGGAATGGATAATCTCCCACAGCTGCGAAGCATTGAAGATAGATGTTCGACAGTAGCGAAAAAAATCATCTTCATCCAATAGTTGCCTAACCCAAGTCTGTCTTGGGTCAAAAGTCGCAGCCACCAGCAATAGCGTCCTTTCTTCTACAGCCATCGTTGAAGAAAGAGTGGTGTACGCAAAAATCCTTGCACGCTTACCGACTGGCGAAAAGTATATGTAGCTTATTACGTTGGTAAGACTATCCAGATAACCATCTATACCATAATGATAGTTACGAGCCCAGTCATCGTATACATCATGAGTTTCATCAACGGTTAACGTTTCTGTTGATTTTCTATCGATGGCCCAACCCAATTGAAAGATCTTACTTTCGATAACCTTCACCCCAGACTTCCCGTCTGAATTAAGCCTGTCGGTAAGCTCACGATGGATATTTAATAACTGAAAGAAATTCGCATCAAATTGCTGACGAGCGTTATGACGATTCTGCCGATTCAATGCCTTAGCAGATGATTTCAGCTCACGCGTGGATCGTCTTAATTCTTCGCTCTGTAAAACAATCGTGTAAAGCAATGCGAGCAAGCCAATTATCGAAAAAAGTGGATTTAATATTCCGCCGACGAAGTCTCCAAACTGCCCCCACGCCCCTTGATCCTCTGAAGGAGTAACTCCGAACTTTAATACAAACGAGCACAACAACATCATTGCTATCAGGAGTGCGGTCACGACAATTGATTTCAGCCACGACGGTATTCCAACCATTTTTTTCAATTATCGAACCCCTGCATCCCTGAGATGCGGGCATGATACAAGGATTTCATATGGACACAGCAATTGACTTGTTTTCCGGCTTCGGCGGATGGACCCGGGGCGGGAAAGACGCCGGCCTTAACGTCCTCTGGGCAGCCAACCACTGGCCAGCCGCCGTGGAGTGGCACACCAGGAACAATCCGGACACAATCCACGCGTGCCAAGACCTGCACCAGGCGAACTGGGCTGATGTGCCGAAGCACGATGTCATGCTCGCGTCGCCCTGCTGCCAAGGTCACACCAAGGCTCGCGGGAAGGCTGCCGGCAACCCTCAGCACGACAACTCGCGATCGACGGCTTGGGCGCCAGTGCAGAATGCCGAGGTCAACCGGCCAGAGCTCGCAGTGATCGAGAACGTACCGGAGTTCATGGACTGGATCCTGTACCCGGCATGGGCTGACGCGATGCAGCGGCTGGGTTATTCACTGGCGCCACACATCTTGGACTGCGCCGATCTTGGCGTCCCGCAGCACCGCGTGCGCTTGTTCATGGTCTGCTCGCGCAGCAAGGCGCCCTTGCACTTGCAACTGCCCCGCTACCAGCACGTGCCCGCCAGCCAGATTATCAACTTCGATGCCGGCAAGTGGTCGCCGATCAACAAGCCAGGCCGCGCCGCTTCGACACTGCTGCGCGTGAAAAACGGTCGAGAAAAATTCGGTGAACGGTTCGTGATGCCTTACTACGGTTCCGGCTCTGGCCTCACCGGCCGCAGCCTCGACCGCCCGATCGGCACAATCACCACGCTGGACCGCTGGGCCGTAGTAGATGGCGACATGATGCGGATGATCAGCGCTGACGAGGCGATGGCCGCTCAGTCATTCCCGAAGGACACGCTGCGCCCTCACAACCACCGCCTGACTATGCACATGACTGGTAACGCCGTGCCGCCACTGGCTGGCCAGCGGATCCTCGAAGCGCTGAGAGCCGCTGCGTGATCGTGCACACTCAGCTAACAAAGATCCGGTGAAGTCTAGGTGGGCTATCTCGATAAACTGGGCATTGCGATAGGTTTCTGGCAAAGAAATAGTCGGTAGATCGATCGATTGCGGTCTGATTGACGACTGCGACCTCGCTACGAGTGAGCGTTGAATTTGGCTGATCTGCAACAAGCATCAGCTTGGGGGAAATGGGAACCATCATCATGTCTTGAAAACAATCGGGAACGATGAATTCACCTTCTCCCGCACGAACAATTCCCCAATGCATGTGCTGGTTCTCTCGCCGGAATGTGTCCATGTAGCCAAAGACATGAATTCCTGCCGCGAATCGCCCAGGCATCACGCCGTCTCTACAATATAAAACGTGCATATGCTCGAGGCGCTCCTGCTCATCTTTACTCAGGGAGTCGCCGTGTATGCCCTCTAACATGAAATCTTCAAGCCCTTCCGTCCTGAATTTTTGCCTTGCTCTCCAAAGTGAAAAAAAGTCCTCGACGACAACCTTTTCCAAATGGCCAATGACCGTCAACGATCTCACCAAAATCGATTGGACTAAACGTTGAAATCGGTCCTCGACGTTTTTCCCTATTCCAGTTTCTGTACTTTGATCCCAAACACGTTTTGCACAAAACAAACCGTTCGATGAATTAACCGCGATTGCCTTCGAGCCCCCCTTTCTGAACAACTGCACCAAACCTTTCCCGTCAGCAAATCTATCAATACTTTTCTTTGGAAAGACGTGTTGATTGATCGTCAACTTGTACGGATTTCCCTTCTGCGTTTCTTCAAACCCCATATTTCCCTCGACCAAACTTGAAGGCACATCCCTTCACTTTAGCTGATCTCCCCACCCTCCACCGCCCGGGCATGCCCCGGCATAGGTATCCGTCATGACCACAGAAAACAAACCGGCCGATCCATTCGGCCCGATCGGTCGCACCTTCCACATTCACTTAAGCGTGCGCGGCGCGCTTCGTGACTTCAGCAAACGCCAACTCAAAGGCATGTTCCGCATGGAAGGTGGCCGCGATTGCACCGCCGATGAGGCGAAGGATCATTTGCTCGAGGCTCTGGCCCAGGGCAAAGAAGTTCTACCGTTCGGGCCGCCCTGCGAAGGGTTCGACTTTGCGGGTAATGGCTGCCCAGGCCACGACACGGTGGCAGCATGAAGCGCATCTACCTCAGCGGTCCCATGACAGGCCTTCCCGGTCTCAACTTCCCAGCTTTCCACGCCATGACCGCCCAGCTCCGCGACGCAGGGCACACGGTGACCAACCCTGCCGAGCTCAACCCGGACGGCGGCACCTGGAGCGAATGCATGCGCCGCGACATCAAGGCGCTGATGGATTGCGACACAGTGGCCAGGCTTCCCGGCTGGCACTCTTCAAGCGGCGCCCGCCTCGAAGTGCTGATTGCTGAACGCCTCGGCATGAAGGTTGTGAATGCCCATGATCTGGTATCGATGGAGATTGCATGATGCGCAACATGCATTCGAGTGACAGCCAAGTCTTGGCGAGCCAGGCTATCTTTCCCAGCGGACGTTGCCGGCGTTGATCACTGGACGATGCTTGTTCGCCAGCCTCTGGCTGACCAGCCACAGGCGGGTTTGCTCAACTGACATAACTCTTCCGAGAGATTTTCTTTCTTTCAACACGTCAGCGCTTACGACAAAGCTCCCGCATTCAACGCAGTCATAAATATCTCCGTGGAAGTTGGTCTCAAGCTTCCGAGCCGATGCTCCGCAGATTAAACAGTCCATACGTCCTCCGTTGGCAGACGTAAAACTGTAGCTGATTGGCCGGCGACCGCCCAACACCCACCCGCCCCCGATAAAAGGGGTGGAATGCGCAGAAAACTTTGCGAAGAAAGTAGCGAGCTTATTCGATAGCGGGGCTGCCACGTTCTGGCGGTCGGCCATCAAGAGCTGGCATCGGATCGATTTGAACACCAGCGACGACGCTCGACCAAGCCGAATAGGCGGCGCTTTGCCGCGCAAGCGCTTCATCCCAGCGGTTGCCTGAGAGTTCGCCTGCTACTACCAACATCATCAGCTGGTTCGTTGCGGCGTCGAGCTCAACGAGATGCGCGTGTGATTGAAATCTGAAGTCGTCGTTTGAAGCCATGGTAGTTCTCTAAAGCATGGGCGCGGCTGTTCGGGCTGGTTGTGAAGCGAGATCTCCTAACTGAAGTCTGGCATGTTCCTATACAAAATCTACACCTCCGTACAAGTTTTTCCAGACGCACCTAATACGAATTGTTACTCCCTCCCCCTTCAAAGTCAGCCGCTATTTCGAGGACGCTGACTTAGGACTCGCACTTCCAGCAGCAGCCAACTGACGAGCTCGGCTTACGCCCCAAGCCATAGCTCTGGTCATTGATTCACCCGGACTTGGGTTAACGGTTTCTTCATGCAACGCCATGCCACCGGAAGCATAAACACCGATGAACATTTGAGTTTCGCCGGTACGAGATAGCCTGACCTGCACGTCGATGTGAGTTCCATTACTGAGAGTTTCATCATGTGTTCGGTTGTGGATCTCGGGATCTGCCCAAGCCCAGAAAATGTCGCCGCGAAGCCTCATACCGCCCTCCTGCCTGTTCCTTGATAGGGGCTTAAAACTCCTCCAAAGATAGACCTGATCGAACGAAGCGCAACGGCGCCGAAGCGGTTACGGACGGCTGGTTTCAATACCTCTACAGCTCCAATTCCCTTGTACATATTTTAGCCGCTATAGCGGCAAGGAATCCGCATGCGACTCAAAAAAGCGGAGCGCGAACTCGTTCGCCTGAAATACGGCGGGCACTGCGCTTACTGCGGCGTGCCTCTGGGCGAGAAATGGCACGCCGATCACTTCGAAGCAGTGCGGCGCGGCACCAGCCCTCGCTGGGAAGGAAACGCCGAGCGCCCGGAGAACCACAACCTCGAAAACATGATGCCCGCCTGCGTGCCGTGCAACCTCAGCAAGGCGCATATGCCGCTGGAAGCTTGGCGAGGCTGGCTGGCCGGACACGTAAAAAGCCTCAATCTCTACCACCCCAACTACCGCATGGCCAAGGCATACGGCCTGGTAGCCGAGACCGGCGCGGCGGTGGTGTTCCACTTCGAAAAGGTGAACTCATGAGCAACGTCAAGGAACGGCCGATCCTGTTCTCGGCCCCGATGGTGCGCGCCATTCTGGATGGCCGGAAGACGGTCACGCGGCGGCCGGTCAAAGTTCAGCCGCGTTCACGTGCCGACATTGGCAGCTACGGCAAAGGCCAGCCCTTCATCCGTAACCCAGACGTCACGAAGCGCAATCCGGAATGCCCCTTCGGAAACCCCGGCGACCGGCTGTGGGTGCGCGAGACCTGGTACTGCGATCACAACGAGGTCATGCGCGGCCCCTACCTCAAACCGGATGACTTGGATGTGATCGAGGCACGCGACGACGGCACGCTGGTGTACGCCGCCGACGGGCTGACCCCGTATGAAACCGATCAGCCAGTTTGGAAACCGAGCATCCACATGCCGCGCTGGGCCTGCCGCATCCTGCTGGAGATCACCGACGTGCGCGTCGAGCGGTTGCAAGACATCAGCCGCGCCGATATCCGGGCGGAAGGCCTGGAGTGTCCGCCGGAACTGGCAAGCGATGACGTTTCGCCGAATTACCGAGACTGGTACCCGGCGGCTTGGAAGGAGTTGTGGAACTCCACCGGCGGCGACTGGGACGCCAACCCATGGGTCTGGGTCGTCGAGTTCAAGCGTGTGACGCCATGATCACCAAGTGCTTACTCGGCTGCACCCTCTTCTTCTGGCTTCCATTGGTACTGACCATAAAGGCGGTGATCTCGTGAGCGATCCAAAACCGAAACCTTGTCCTGAATGCGGCGATGATGACCTCGAAGTCGACAGCGCCTCGAATGCCGCAAGCTGGGTTGAATGCCGCGGCTGTGAATTCAAGCTCCAGCACGCCTGCTCCGAAGAAGCGGTGGTCCGCCGCTGGAACAAGCTCGAACGCAAAGCTAAACAGGTGACGCCATGATCGCCCTCGCCTGGTTCGCCTACGTCTACTGCTACAAGGGGCCGCGGTGATGATTGTAAAAATCGCGTTTGATCCAGCCAATCTGAAAGTTGAGGACGAGGCTTGGCCCGCGTTCGATGCGGGCGGCATAACCCTCAAGATCTGGGCGCTCTACAAGAAGCACTTCGTGACCTCCCAGCACTTTCGCGAATCACTAGTGCAGATGGCAGAGCTGTTTGAGCGAATGCTCGACATCGATGACCACGATATTCGGCCTTATATGAACATCGATGAGTTCATGGGCTATCTCGGGGCCTGCGGCATTTACGGAACAGTGGTTGGGCCGCGCCACAAGGAAATGGCTGAGTGGGTAGTCAGGTATTGGGATTATTTCAACCTCTCCACTCAGCGGGCAGTAACTCTGCAGTTCAAGGTTGTGAAAGAAGTCGATGAGACCTTGACCATCTCCGGCTTTGGCCAGACCGCCACCGTTTAACCCCTCCCCCAACTCAACAGCCTGCCGGTGTACGGCGGGCGAGGAATCCTCATGGCTTTCATTATCCCCACAGCACTCAAGTGTCCGAAGTGCGGCTACACCGGGCACGCTCAACTCCAGACCACTCAGGCCAGTTATTGCCCACAGTGTTTCGATGAGTTTCTTCAAAAGAACGTGCCGCGCCTGGTGGTAGATCCCGATGGCAAACCTTTCGATCCGAACAGTCAGGTAGTGAACCTGTAACCCATCACCACCTTCTGCCGCCACGCACGGCATGGAGCATCACATGACCATCCAGTTTCTATCCCACGAGGAGGTTTGCGAGCTCACCGGCGCGCGAACCAAGGCAGGTCAGATCCTCAACCTGAAAAAGAACGGCGTCCGCCATACCATTAAAGTGAACGGCTGGCCGAGCGTCACCGCGATGGCGGTCACCGCCGTCGGCGCATTTGAATCTGAAAAGCCCGTATGGAAATCACGTAAGGCCAGCTGACATGGGAAGACGACCAAGTAAACCCGGCTCGATCGCCAGGCTGCGGGAGCGCAAGAAAGCCAGCGGCCGGGTGTTCTACTACTACGACACGGGCGGCAAAGACCGAAAGGAAATTCCACTGGGCAGCGATTACGGCTTGGCGATCATGGAGTACGCGAAGCTTGAGCGTGATCGCACCGCAACCGATCTGGTCGCCAAGGTCATCACGTTCCGCTACGTCGCCGAAAAATATATGGTCGACGTCGTCCCTACCAAAGGCACGGCCACCCAGGCTGACAACAAGCGCGAGCTGAAAAACCTCATCGCTTTCTTCGACGATCCGCCAGCGCCGCTGGAAACGATCGAGCCGTTGCACGTACGCCAGTACCTGACATGGCGCAAGGCCGCGCCGGTGCGCGCGAACCGCGAGAAGGCACTGCTCAGCGCCATCTGGAATTACGCCAGGGATAAAGGCTACACCTCCCTTGCCAACCCATGCGCGGGCATCAAGGGCAATAAGGAAACCGGGCGGGACACGTATGTCGAAGATGCGCTGTTCAAGCGTGTGCACGACAACGCAGACGTGGGCCTACAGGACGCAATGGACCTCGCCTATCTGACCGGGCAACGGGTGAGCGACACCCGGCTGATGGACGAGCGCGACGTGCGCGACGGGCAGATTTGGGTGCTGCAGGGCAAGACAAAGGCGAAGCGTCGGATCGAGATAACGGGCGAACTGAAGGTTTTGATTGATCGAATCATGTCCCGGAAATCAGAACACAAGGTCCGCTCGACGCGGCTGATCGTTACAGAGGACGGCACACCGATGACGGTGGCGATGTTGCGCAGGAGGTTTGACTTGGCCAGGGAGGCGGCCGGCGTGCCGAAAGCGGAGTTTCAGATGCGCGACTTGCGCGCCAAGGCGGGTACCGATAAGGCGGAATCCAGTGGTGATATCTTGCAAGCCAGAGATCAACTTGGGCATACGACGGTGGTGATGACCGAGCAATACATCCGCAATCGAAAGGGCAAAAAGGTCATGCCCACCAAGTGA